CCACTATTACAACACACAGGGGCCAGCGCAGCTCGGGGGTGCCTATGGGGCCGGACCTTATGGCGGGACGTCGTCAGGAACCTTGGCCGGTGGCGCTTATGGGCTCGGCACGCCGGCCGGTTCCGGGATGGGCACGCCGATCGTGGTCCTGGACTGGTCGCTGGACAATGTCGGCGAGATCATGATTGCGGTTCCCAGGAACGGGCCGCTCTATTACTGGTCTCCGGAAACCGGGTTGACGACCGCTCAAGTGGTGACGACGGGACCGCTGTTCAATACCGGCGGCTTCGTTTCGCAGCCGCAGTCGATTGTCATGATGTTCGGGTCAACTGAAATATCGGGTCAGCAGGACCCGCTGGTCATGCGGTGGAGCGACTCGGGGGACTTCACCGAGTGGACCGTCACGCCGACCACTATGGCGGGGTCTTTCCACATTCCGACGGGCTCGGCGCTGATCGGCGCCATCCAGGCGCCGCTGTTCGCGGTTGCATGGACCGACATCGACATGTGGACGATCTCATGGGCTGGTCAACCGCTGATCTGGGCTTTTCTGCGCGTGGGTACTGGCTGCGGTCTGATCGGGCAGCATGCGGCCGACGTTATTGGCGGCACCGTGTTGTGGGCCGGTCAATTCAACTTCTTTACGCTACTTCCCGCCGGTGTCGAAGTGCTGCCATGCCCGGTGTGGGACTTCTTTTTTCAGAATATCGATCGCGCCAATCAGAGCAAGGTTCGCGCCGCGTCCAACAGCGCATTCAACGAGGTTTCGTGGTTCTTCCCGGTTGCCGGCGGCTCCGGCGAGAACACCGCATATGTCAAGGTCCACATTGGGGAGCCTGGAGAATACGAATGGGATTACGGCCTCCTCTCGCGCACCGCCTGGGTCGATATCACCGCGCTTGGACCGCCGATCGCCGCTGATAATTTCGGCAACCTGCTTCAGCACGAGACATCTTTCGATGCCTCCGGCTCGGCCATCAACGCCTTTTTTGAGACCGGATACTTTGCCATGGGGGATGGCACTGAGCTGACTGTCGTCGACTGGGTGCTCCCGGATATCCGATGGCAGTCGGGTTCCCTGGCAACAGCGACGGTGCCCGGAACATTACTATTCACCTTCTACACGACCGACTATCCTGCGGTTGAAGTCCCAGGCGGTTCCGGGGCGCGTCCGGGTGAACGAGTCTACGGGCCATTTACGGTGACCCAGACGACGCAGTTCATCAACACCCGCATGCGAGGCCGCTTCTGGCGGTGCCGCATCGAGAGCAATGACCAGGGGACTTTCTGGCGGCTGGGCAAGATCAAGTTCAGATGGGGACCTTCGGGGAGACGTTAGATGCCCGCAATAGAACCTGTACGTGGCTTGACCGTTCCCACAGTTGCCGGAGATGTCGGCATCTGGGGCGGCGAGCTGAACACCACGATCAACAGCCTTGCAGCCATCCTGGGGACGCAGATTTCACTATCGTCGTCCACCGTAGGTCTGAACGTCACCCTGACATCGTCGCAAGCTCAAAGCGCTCGCGTGCTGGTTAACAACACATCGTCGCAACCATTTCAATTGAACATGCCTGCGTCGAATTTTGCGAGTGGCGAGTATTCGATCGGCTACATTTCTTCACAGCTCCAGGCTCTGACGGTCACTGCGGGTTCTTCCGGTTCCGGTCAGACCGCACAGATCGCCGGCTCGTCGAGCGGCATCAACCGCCAAGTCTACAACGATGGCGTCAACGTCTTTTTCAACGATGTGCAGACCTTCTCAGCATTGCCGCTGCAAGCCGGCCTCGCGTTCGGTTTTGATGGTTCCTCCCTGGCACCTGCAACTGGCACCAAGCCCGGCATCGTCATGCCGTTCTCGATCACGATCGCGTCGTGGGAGGTGGTTGCCTGGGATGTCGCCGGTTCGATGGCGGTGGATTTCATTGCCAACGGTGTCTTGGCATCGAGCCACAATACGCCGACGCTGACCAGCTCGTTCATCGCGACAGGATCGGCGTCCGGATGGGCGCTCAACAGTTACACCTCTGGGACAACCCTCGCCCCGTTCGTGAACTCGGCATCGAGCGCAACAAAGTTTTCAGTGACTCTGTTCGGGAATCGGACGACTTAAGTAATTATGAACGTTGACGATTGCCCCCTGGCTGCCGCCGCGGCGGCTGAATTATAGGCGATCCCGATGATGCCCTGAAAGGCGTTGCCAGCGTTACCGCCAGCCCCGCCTGGATTGGGAGCGCCGGAAGCGCCTCCTTCACCGCCGCCACCACCTCCACCCCCACCGCCGTATTTACCGCCAGTGCCGCCAGCACCGCCGGCTTGACCGCCGAATCCGGAATTCCCGCCGTTGCCGCCAGCCGCGCCGCCACCGGCTCCATGCGTGGCGTCAAACTGAGCACCGTTGCCACCGTTGCCGCCGGTACCCCCAGGTGATCCGGATGGGGAACCGCCCGCCGTAGTATTGGCATCGGCATTGCCGCCGCCGCCGCCAGTAGGAGTGCCGCCAGCGGCTCCGGGGCTGCCGTTGCCATGGGTGCCTCCGGCTCCCCCGCCCCCACCGCCGCCACCCCCGATGGGGCCGGAGCCTGGAGCACTGAGGGCGCCATTGCCACCGTTACGTTTGACGCTTCCGACCGACGCGGCGGCTGTCCCCCCGGTGGTTCCGCTTGCGGATTGCGCCAAGACAGTCCCGGAGGTGTCAAAGAAGACGTTGCCGGAGAAGTTGACATTGACGACCGCGCCGGGGCCGTGCGCCGAATAGTTGGTGATTTGGGCAAATGCACCGCCAGCACCGCCATTTCCACCCGTACCGCCAGTTCCAGCAGGCATGACTTAGCACCCGCTGGCGGAACCGCCGCAACAAGCAGACCCAGCCGAACCGCCGCTGCCGGGTTGTCCGGCAGAGCCGTTGCCGATGACGTTGATGGAGTTGTCGGCGATGTTGAAGTCAGACGGCAGTGTCGTTGTCGTGCCACTGGTCACAAAAAACCAGATCAGGCAAAAGACGACGTCCTTGCGGGCCGTCAGCTCATTCCAGACAGACTTTTCGATTGTGTCCTCGATAATGTATTGATCGGGCTCGAACGGATTCTTTGGGGGCTCGATGCCGTGCTCGGCGAGCCACAGGAGCGCGCCGGCACCAAGCAGAAGCGAGGCGTACCGTCCGCCGTTACGAATCATGAATCACCTCCCCGGTATCTAGCATCAGGCCGCCGGTCTTGCCTGTCTCCCCCCGCGGCCGTGCTCTCTCTCGCGATAGATTTACGATGACCGTTCCGTCTTTGATTGCCTCGATCTCATGCTCGACGAGTGGGTCGAAAGCAATGTCTTGGTCACCCGGATTCATTTCCCAAGAGCTGTGGAAATAACCATGATCGCCAAACAGCGTGACTCGCGTTCTGCCGCGCACCACACCAGTCGAGTGCATGAACTCGTGTTTGTGCCGCGCGATTTTCTCACCGCTGTCGAGCGTCCACACATCGGCCTGGATGCCGCCCCAGTGGTGAACGGAGACTGATCTTGCCATGACAAATCCTACAGGATTGATTATTATCACGAAATGGCGAATTCACTCCAGGACGTCTACAACGCTCTCCAGACGTTGAATCAGTCGATCAACGCCGCCACGACCGCCGTTCCGCGCACCGGCGGCAATTTCACGCCGATCAATAATCTGTCGTCGGCCGCCTTCGTCCAGATCATCCCGCCTAACCCCAAGCGAAACAATATCACCTTTCACAATCCTGGCGCCAACACTGTCATCGTAGCGCCCCTCACGGTGGGATCAAGCCAGGGGACATTCAAACCGACAACGACTCAGCTAGGCGGTACCTTCGGAGTCGCTCCGCTTGACTGGGTGACACTCACCGGGTTGTGCCAGCAAGGCTACCAAGCGATGGCGACCGTCGGCTCGTCGCAGCCGTTCACGGTACTGGACCAGTAAGGCCATGTCCCTTACCGGCAGCGCGATGGATCACCCAAACCGCGTCGGTGTCACGGCGCCGCCGGGCGACAGCAGTTCAAGGCTCGCGACGACGGCATTCATCCAGACTGCAATTGCCGGAATCAACATTGGTTCCTTGGTGCCGAGCGGAATCCGTGCGCCGGGGACAGGTGCTTATGCCCTGGTAGAGTCCGACTTTCTTTCGACGATAACGTCAGGAAGCGCCGGGGGCGTACTCACTATCACGGTTCCAAATACCATCTCTCCGGGGTTCATGTTTTGGGCTTTTCGTAATACAAATGATATTGTCGTACAGGTTTCAGGTGGCAATATCGCATGGCCTGACGGGAACTTCACCAGCAACTTCACCATCTCTAAACAGTTCAAATTGGTCGGGTTCGTTTTCGATTCCGCCAATCTCTATGTCATCAGCGGTCAAATTCCGCAGACAAAAATTCAGGTCTTCAACGCGAGCGGCACCTACACGCCGACCGTTGGAATGCAGACCGCCATCATCGAGGCTGTTGGTGGAGGTGGTGCTGGGGGTGGCGTGGTCGGTGCAGCATCGCGCTTCGTCGGTGGTGGTGGGGGCGGCGCCGGATCATGGTCCAAGGCCAGTGTCACCGCGGCGCAGATCGGTGCTTCCCAGGTTGTCACCATTGGTCCGGGCGGCACCGGGTCGTCTGGAGCGGCTGGTGGCAACGGGACGGATACCAGCGTCGGATCGCTCTGCATCGGCAAAGGCGGAACTGGTGGCGGGTTTAACAACGCCTCCACGAATTTTGGCGCTCCTGGCGCGGGTGGCGTTGCTGGAACTGGTGATCACACTACCGTCGGTAATCCCGGCGGTCAGGGGGAGACAACCGCCCTGGCTAGTATAACGGCGGGCTCATTGAGCGGTTACGGCGGTCAATCCTTGTTTGGGGGAGCTGCGGCTGCCACTTTGAACGGCGGTGGGACATCGGCGGGGAATGCCGCTGCGGCGAATTCAGGTTCCGGAGGCAGCGGAGCAACGTCAGGTAACACAGCCAGTAACGCAGCGGGTGGTAACGGTGGTTCTGGCAAGGTGGTGATTACTGAGTACATATTCACATAGGAGGTACCCATGCCCCTTGCGCACGGAAAATCTCGCGCCGTCGTCAGTGGAAACATCCATGAAATGATGGCATCGGGTCACCCGCAAAAACAGGCTGTGGCTGCGGCGCTCAGCACCGCCCGCCGGTCCAACCAGGAGCGCAAGCCGGCGCAGTCCGGACGCGCGCTGCCGCTTCAGGGGTCGCCGGGAGAAGGAGCACAAGACAATGTTTATGCTGGGCCGCTGCATAGCCATGTTCCTGGACGGACTGACAAGATCAATCTCAACGTCAAGCCGGGGTCGTATGTTGTCCCGGCCGACGTTGTCTCCATCCTGGGAGAAGGAAACACGCTTGCCGGAACTGTGGTCCTGCGTGCCATGTTTGGACAAAGTGGTCTCACCGGGAAAGTCAAGCCGCCGGAAGGCCGCCCGAACCTGATGGAGCGCCGCATGGAGCGTCGCGAGATGCTGCCGCCGCACATGGCCGGGGTCACCAGCGGCTATGCCGAGGGTGGTGACGCTGATCCCAGAACACAGGGTGCGGCTCCCGTCGTGGTGGCCGGCGGCGAGCACATCATCGATCCGGAGTTCATCAAGGCCAAGTACGGCGATCTCGCGCATGGGCACAAGTCGCTCGACCAGTTCGTGCTCGCTGCCCGCGCCTACGAAATCAAGAGGTTGAAGAATGCCCCTCCACCAAAGAAATAACGTCATCCCGCTCAATGCCAACCCGGTGCGGTTCGCTGAACCAATCGACGAGATGGAGATCAGGATGCTCCTTCTCCTCGGTCACGCCGAGAACTCGATCTTCAAGTGGGACCTGGGAAAGTCGGAATTCATCATCAGGCGTCTGCTGTTCACGCCATGGCTGCCGAAGGAGGATACCGGCTTGCGCGGATGCTTTGGCGTGATCGGGCCGCGGGGCGGCACCCTTCAGGGCTTGGCGATGCTCGCGGTGTCGACGCAGTGGTACACGCAGCAATGCATGCTGGAGGAGTTCATCGTCTACGTCCACCCGGACTTCCGCCGGCACAACCACGCTGCAAATTTGCTCGACTGGATGATCGCGAGAAGCGACCAGCTCGGAATCCCGCTTCTGACCGGCGTCATCTCGATGGACCGCATGGAGGCGAAGTGCCGGCTCTACAAGCGCAAGCTCACGCCGGTCGGCCAGTTTTTCATGCACATGCCGAAGAACACTGACTGGGAATCCACGCTTGAGCAGAAGCGGATGCGGCTCTCCGTGATATCATCGTCGGCGGCTTAGAGTCTTCCGTTATTTTGTCCGTTGGCAATTTCTTTGCCGGCCTCGACGCCAACGTCGTGAACTTTCTGCACCACTTCGGCATTGACCGCTGTGGCTGCCACCTTCACTTCCGCCACCGCCGTCGCCGCCTTATCGATTTTCCTGTCGACCTTGTCGATCTTCCTTCGATTCAGCATTGAATTGATCGCAGTGAGGATCACTCCGATCGCTGTGACTATCTGTGTTACGTTATTGAAAGTGTTCGGCGATACTTCCGGGATATCCATTTCACTACCCAAAAAAATGGCGGCTGTTCGTTGCCGCCGAACGCTGGCACTAATTTTCTCCAGGCGCCACCGCAGTTGAGGATTGCGGCTCCTACCCCCAGCAGATCAGAACTTGTAGCTAATGCCCGCGCGAGCGACGCCGATGTTGTGCTTGACGTCGGCGCCAATTGGGATGACCCCTGTGCATTCGCTGGTGCAAACCACTCCGGTCGTAGCCGCGTGAAGATCGCCAAGGAAATAGTGGAGATACTCGACGCGCAATCCCCAGTTCGGGGTCAGCGCGTATTCGAGGCCAGCACCAGCCACCGCGCCATTGAGTGTCGGATTGGTCGAGAACTGCGAACCGTCGGTCCCGGTGACGGTGAATTCGGTCCCTGACCAGCCCCAGCCGGCCGTACCGAAGGCCATGAGGTTGGGTGCTAGGATGACACCAAACCGGCCGCGCAGCGACGCCAGCCATCGGCTTTTCGAGTTGATGTTGCCGATGAAGCCTGGGTTCTGAACGGTGCCGTCCATCGTAGCAATGTCGCCATCGCCCTCAATGCCGAGATAGAAATTGCCGCCGAAACGAGAGCCAAGGCCGGCATGCAGACCACCGACAGCGCCGAACGGAGCAGTGTCGAAGCCCATGGTGCCAAATGGGTCGGAGGCTGTGCCGGCACCGCGATCCCAGCCGACGCCGCCGTGGGCGCCGATGTAGAAGCCATCCCAATAGCTCATGTAGACTTCGGCGGGCGCCTTGGTCACAAGCGGCCGTACCGGCATATCGGCGCCGTGGGCAATCCCGAGCTGCGACCACAGAAAACCGCCGACGGCGGCAATAACCGTGGCGTACATGACTTTTTTCATCCAATCCTCCTTTTCGTCATCTGAAAATCAGCATAGAGACTTGACCCTACGCGGCAACCCCGCGGCGAGATTTTGTCAGCCGTAGTGCTTTCCGGGACACACTGCCTTTGATCTTGCCGCCTTTGCGGTGGCCGTACATCTCGTGACTCTTTTTGAGCATATGTTCAACAGCTTCGTGCTTTTCGTGCTCTTTCTCCTCGGCCCCCTTTTTCATCTCTTCCGGAGCATGGGCGGGATCGCGCGCCAGCTCTCCGCGTTCGAGCATCCTGATCATTTTTTCGCCAGCACCGAGGAGCTTTGCCAGCTTGGCGAGCGGCAGGTTCCACAAGACGCTCTCGCTGATGTCGTGCATTTTATGCGCATGCTCGTGCTCGCGTTCGATGTCGCTCGTGCCGTAGCCACCTGAGAACCATGCCTGATTCGGATAGGACTGATTATTGACCGGCGGGCGCACATTGCCGGCGCCGATCTGACCGGCGAACTCGAACGGATTCTCTGGCGGCGTCGCCATGCGGGCCACATTCCGCGCGGCGGGCGAGGCAGCTTGGCTCGGCGAGATGAAGGGGTTGATCTGCTGTTGCTTGTAATCGACCTGCTGTTCGAATGGCAGGCGGCTTGTGACATCGGGAGATGGCGGCGGCGTGCCACCGTCCTGGCGGCGCGCCACCCGTAGCGCGCGCCCAGCCTTACCGCCGCGGCGAAGGTGAAAGCCGCCAGCTACGCCTGGCCCCCCCACGGTGGGAGCGGCTTGGGTTATGCTGCCGACCGCTCCGGGCGCGCCGAAGCCGCCAGCGACCCCCGGCCCGGCCGCAGGAGGCGGCGCGGCAGCTGGCGGTGGGGTGACAGCGGGTGGCGGCGCTGTGGTGTTACCGCCGGTTAGGTTGTTGCCGAATCCACCTAAGCCCCGCAGGAATCCTGAAGAACCTCCCGCGCGAGTGAGCATGTTCATGAGGTTGGACATGCCTTGAGGTTGAGCGCCGGTGGGTGCAGCCCCCATAGCTGACGCGGCCGGAGGCCGAGCGGCTGCAAGGGCTGAGGTTATGGTGGGAGGCAACACACCACCGCTGCCGGTCCCGCCACCGGCACCCCCCGAACCGCCGACCCCTGTGCTATCGCCGCCACCGCCACCTCCCGTTTGGCCGCCAGTCTGCCCGCCAGTCTGCCCGCCGGTTTGGCCTCCCGTTTGGCCGCCAGTCTGCCCGCCGCCACCAAGGTCTCCGGTTATCGCTCCAAGTCCGAGCCCGGCGCCGGAATTGACTGAATCCGCCATCCAGCCGGCAGCCTGCTCCGGGGATGCTGGATTCGCTTCGGACACGAAAGAACCTGCGTTGGGATCGCTTATCCCCAATGCCCCAGCCCATCCCGGTGTCGAATTAAAAGCGTCGAATACAGAGTTAAAATTCGGGGCATTAAAAGATTCCGGACTCAACCCTGAAGTTGGCCCGGTATAGCTGAAACCACCCATAGCATCGGCAGGGCCAAAACCACCCTCGGTACCAGGACCACCCTGACCAGGGCTACCTCCTTCGTCGCCGGGGCCTGGACCACCACCTCCTTCCTCACCTTCACCGCCGCCACCCTCGCCGCCACCTTCTCCAGCACTGCCGCCGCCCTCACCCTCGGTGCCGCCGCTATCGCCGCTTATGCCCCCCTCCCCACCGCTCTCACCACTGCTACCACCGTCTTCACCGCCGTCCCCACCATCCCCACCGTCACCGCCGTCCCCACCATCCCCACCGTCCTGGAGGTAGCGTTTCTTGCCGCCTTTCTTGTAGCGGCGAGCGACGTTCAGAGCCCGCGCCAGTTTTGCGCTCATGCTGCTCTCCTTGCGACGGCCAGCGCGCGACCAATCTTGCCGCCGCGCCGCCTGACCGGACGGCCGCCGGTGATCTGAAGCTCGCGTGTCACATCCTCGGTCTCCCACGGTGGATTCTCTTGCATGTACCGGCGCGCGGCTTCGTCACCTTCGCGGTCGCGAATCGAATTGTACTTCTCCTCACGGCGCTCTGCGTTGCGCGCGATCACTTCCGAGACCGAGCGCCTGTAGCGCTGGTACTCTGTCGCTCCCCGCGCTGCCGCCAGATGCTCGGATGGAATTCCTGTGGGTTTCCTCACTCCTGGAGCTTTCGGGTCCGACAGCGGGTCTGATACCTTATGGCCGAACTTTTCCAGTTCCCCCTTGAAGAACTTCCAGAGCGGGTCATCGGGGGTGAGCCCTTTCATCCCCTTCTCGTACCACTCCTCGTCGCCACCTGGATGTTCCAGCATCCTTGATGGATGATCGATCGCATGCTGGGTTTCGTGCCATATCGTATTGCGCATCGGATAACTAAGTTTGTTCTCCGGTCGCACCCAAAATGAACGGGAGTTCGGATCATACGAACCGAGAGTCGATTCTGGTTGGCCTTCGGGTTGCGCGATCGTCATCGGTAGCCGCTCCATGAACGGCGCCTCCCTATAAAGATGCGGCATATCGACGACGCCGGCCAGCGTCGACTTGATCGGTTGGCCTTTGTACTGCTCCGGTCCGATTCTCTGTCTCGTCGGTCCGGTCACTTCCTGGCGCCAATTGCCGGCGGCATCTTGAAAGATTCCGTATTGGTCCCAGACTTCCCTTGCGGTCTGGCCGAGTTTGAGCATCTTGGCGGCCCGCTCCGCAGCATAGGCGGGGGCCGGCAGGAACATGCCCTTGAGCGCGCCGGCCGCCTTGCCTGCGGGAACGAGGCCGGAAGCGACGTCGCCAGCAAATCCGCCCATTTGCTCTACGGTCGTTGGTGGTCCCGATGGTGGCCCGATTTTGCCGGCGGGAGCAAATGGGTTGGCGAGCGCGGCGTCGGCTTGCGGTGATGACGGAGTGTCCTGAAGATAGGAAGGCGTGAGCGCGTTCTTTAAGATGTCAGCGCGGTTCTCCCGCCGCTCCGGCCCTTGTGCTTCGAGCGCCTGCTTGAACAGCGGGTCGTCGAATGGCGTGCCCCCGCCTTCGGTTGGTGTATCGACGCCCTCGACATCACCGCCGTCTTGGAAACCTCGATACGACTGACCGATGTCGTAGCGGCCCATGTCCTGTTCCAAAGAGCCTCTCGGCTGTTTAGGTCTTGTCGCAAAAGAATCGCTGACGCTGTCCGACGGAATCCAATAAGGGTCGGTCCGATCTTCGATCTTGCCGGGTTCCTGTGAACCGCGAGAGTAGAGCCTGTCCCTGAACGTCAGCCTCGGCACCGGCATGTCCGCGCTGCTGCCGTCGGCCGCACCACCTTCGGCAAATGGCTGTTGCTGCGGCTGCGGCGTTACCGGGCCGACGAATGGCGAGAAGTCTTGTCTGGTCCGGCCTATGACGCCGGGGGTCTTGGGGATGTTCCCCGTCGGCGCATGGCGGATGATGTTGCTGACGCCTTCCCCTGTTCGCTCCAGCGGTTTGTTGACATGCCGACTGATCAGCTCGGCGCCGACGGGAGCGACCAGCCCCATAGGTCCGGAGAAGTGATGGAGCAGGAAGTCGGTAATCAGGCCAGTCGCCGAATGCGGCGAGAACCACTTGGTGTAGCGGTTGACCGAATCCAGAAAACCTTTCTTCAGCGAATCCCGCATCAGCTCGATGGCTTCCGGAGGATACTGCCAATGGAGCTTGGGGTTGTTGACGATGCGCTGGATTTCCTGGCGGCGCTTGGTCTCCGGGTTCGTTGCGTTGTCGATGCGGTCCTGGACAGCATCCCATGCCTTCATCGCCTTGCTGGCGTGCCAATAGGAACGCGCCTGTTCGGCCTTTTGTGAAAGCTGTGCGGCAACGTTGGGATCGAGGCCAGCACGCTCCTGCTTTTGAGCATCACCGATCCACGCATCGAGCCCGTTGATCGCCTCCCTCGCTAGACGCCTGACGTTCGGCTCGTTGGCCGACAAGTAGCCGTTGAGCATCTTGCGAACATTGTCGACGTGGCTGAAGTCGATCGTCTTGCCGGGCTCGGCCGGTTGGTTTAATTCGTCGACGACATCAAAGACGCCTTTGCCGAGCATGTCATGCCGCGGATTGCCGCCGGCATCGATAAGCGATTTTTTGATATCCTTCTGGACTTTTTGCAGCTCGGCTGGGTTGGTGTAGTCGGTCTTCAACCCATCGATCTCGTTGTAATGATCGTTGGCGACATGCTCCAGGTCGGTCGCGGTGAAACTGCCCTGCTTTTTCGCAAGCGCCTGGGCGGCTGTGTCGCCTTTGCCAAAGGCTTTGCCGACAGCCTTGGCGCCGGCTATCGGCAGTGCGCTACCAACGGCACCTTCGACGTAGGATTGACCGGCGCCCTGAAGGGCAGGCTCGTCGTGGGCGACGTTCTCGGTCGCCTGATGGGCGACGGCGAGCCCAGGCTGCACCCCGAAAATCTGAAAGGCGGCGTTCTTGAGCGGCCCCTCGAAGAACTTTGCGGGGAACAGCGCCCAGGCGGCGCCGGAGAAGGCGCCGGAAGTGGCGGCGCTCTTGAGCGCACGCGTCCAAGCGCCGTCAGGATCGCCGGGGTTGGCCTCCAGCTCGCGCTGGAACACCGGACCGAGTGTCTGGAGAGCCGAGCCCGCCGCGGCTCCTAGCGCCCCGCTGCCGAGGCCAACGAGGGGGTTGCCGGTTGCTGCTGTGCCTACGGCGCCAGCACCAACCCCGCCTGCGATCGTCGGCGAGCCTTCGCCTATGCGATAGGCGAATTTCGAGAGACCGGAGCCTGGATGGGTGATGTCGGACAGAGCGAACGGCCTAGCGGCGGGATGCGTCTCGCTCGTAGATGGATGCTGGCCGAACGTCTGTCCGACCTGTCCAATGCCACTGCGCACCCCCGCGGTCAAGGCGCCAGGGATGTCGGAAAAGCCAAGGTCTTTTTCTGATGCACCCTCTCGACCCTCCCCCGCGGAGGAGGGTCGAGGGGTTGCATCTGGTGCGGTCAACCAGTTGTCGCCGCTGGGCGGCGGGGACATAACCTCCCCGGGTCCCGCAAGTTTTGTCCCGGCGTCTGGTGCATTTAACCAGTCGGTCATGGTGCCCCCATCTGCCGTTCGAGGTAGTAGCGCCCCAGCCCTGGCGTGTGAAAATGCTCCTCGAACTTCTGATACTTGTCCGGGTTGGCCTTCAGGAGATCGAGCGCCTCACGGTCGATCGGCTTGTCGTTGTCATCGCGCGCGGCCAGCGCTGAAGCCCGCATCGCGTACATTGTTGATGGATGTGTTGCGGTAAACCAATCGTCGAACCCCTTGATGGAGTTGCCATACATCAGGTTGGACGACGACCAGTTTTGCAGGCCGTTGAAATAGTCGCGGTCCATCGCGATGCCGGCCCGCAGGTTTTGCAGGATGTAGCGCGCGCCGGCCGGCGAGACGTCCGCCGACGGCACCGAGTTGCGGGCTTGCTGGACGATCTGCACGGCTTCGCGGGAACCGAGCGTCCGCGCCAGAGCGAAAGCCAAAGTATTAGCGAGCTTGTTGATCTGTTCGACGCTACCGACGGTGGCGGGGGCGACCTGGGGAAGGGCATCCTTACCGAGTGCAGGCGCTGTGATGCGCGCCAGATCATTGTAAGTGCCAATGATATGGTTGCGGATTTGCATCGTCGGTCCAGGTGCTAGAACACCTGTCTTGGGCAACTTCTCCAGATTCTCCTCGATTTCGGAAAGCATGACATCGGCCTGGCGGTCGGCATCGAGGTGCCCGCGCGCATCTTTGACGGCCTGTTGTGCCTCCTCTTTGATCATCGCTTGCCCATTCGGCGTCCAGGCGCGCTCATCGCGCGCATAGGCGTTTGCCGTCGGGTCGTTGAACATTTCGGCAGAGGAGCGCGGCGCCTGCGCGATCGGCTGGAATGCCGGGTCCTGATGGATAGCGGCTGCCGCAGGCGTGGCGCCCGGCGGTGGACGCGGTTCGGCTCCGGTGGGGAGAGGGGTTGGCCTGCCGCCCGCAGGAGGCGCTGGAGGTGAAACGCTGGCCGGAGCGCCCATTGGTCCCGGCTCTGGTGCGGTTGGTCCGACCCCGGCTCCCATGGTTCCGGGAGCCGGAGGGGGTAATACACCTGGAAGTCGAGGTGCACCCGGGGTCAGCGGTTCGACCGCGCCTCTTGTTGGATCATAGCGTCCCGGACCCATGCCGGGGATGATGACCGGCCCCGCCTCTTTCGCCGCCTTGATGCGCGCGTCGATAGTTTGGGCATCGACCATGCCGCGCTGAGCCAATCCGTTGAGAATACTGTTGCCGAGCGCGACGCCTCCAGGATTGCCGCTGGAAAGCAGCTTGAGTCCTTTCTGGAGCGCAACTTCTGTTGCAGGCGGCAAGGGTGGAGCGCCGGCCGGTATGCTCGGGGTACCAGCCGGCGCCCCCGCCGCGCTCCCACCGGATGGGACATCGCCCGCGGGGGACACCCTGGCACCCGCAGGAGACTTTCCAGTGGCCGCGGCATGGGAAATCGTTCCGGGCTCGCCGGCTTCCTCCGGAGCGCCGCCCGCGGCACCGAGGAGCTTTCCGGTAGCGAGCCCTTCCTTAAGAGCATGCTCTCCAGCGGCTGCCGGCGTCATCGAGCCATACTGCGCGTCGCGCAGCGTGTCCCAATTCGCAAGCTGCTGGTAGAGCCCCAGCTCCATCGCTTTCTCGCGCAACGCCAGCGTGGCACCTTCGGCCCCGTAGGCGAGCTGGTAGAGGAACTTGCGCGCCGGTGATGGCATCTGCGCGCCCGGCGGCGGACCGTAGCGCCCTGGCGTTCCTTCGGCCGGTGTTTCACGTGAAACGGCCTCTGGCGCCGCCGCGGTCCTCGTTGGTGTTTCCGGAGGCTCTCCAGCTTTGCCATAGAGGAACTTGTCGCCGGGGCCGTAGCTGTCACGCGTTATGTTGGCGAGGTGCTTGGGAAGATCGCCGTTGATATCGCGCGCGGCCCAGCGCGGCTCGCCGCGGGCATCGAGCGAACCGGCATTGATGATCGAGTAGGCGCGCGGCAGATCGTTGGGGGCAAAGACGCCCGGCTTCCAGCCACGATCGAGCATGTACTTCTCGACCTGGGGCATTTGCTCAGCGATTGTTTTCTTAGGCTCGCCGTATTTCTGGACATTCTCAGGGTCGAAGCCGATCAACCCGCGGACAGGATACCCCTTTCCGCTGGTGTTGACGTTGGTTGGGTTGAACCGCGACTCGTAGTGCAGGATCGCCGCCCACATGCGCGGGTCCATCTTCAGCCGCGCGGCTGAGTCGATGATGGCCTGGGCGTCGGCGTTGCGACCCTGTGTTTGCGGCGAAGGCTGGGCCTGAGTCTGAGGCTGCAGCGCCTTCTGCAAATCTTGTTGCGTAATACCGGCTTGCGACAAGTATGGCGTGAATTTAGCTGCAAGGTCCGGATGTGCCTTGATCCAGTCACCGAGCGGCAAATTCTGGTCCGGAATCATGTTCGAAAACGGCTGAAGCGCCGGGAATTGCTTCAGCAAAGCTGAAACCGGCTGCTTCACGAGCTGCTGGGCTTTAGCCGCCCCCGCCGCCGAGGGAGGGGGAGTGGATGGCGGCGGCGAGGGCGTTCCGCCCGGTGCTTGCGGGGCTATACCGGGTGGTGTCGGTTGAGCGGGTGAAGGCGTCGGCTTCGCGAGCGTTTGTACGTCGCGGATGCTTTGCTGTTCGCGGTCCTTGTCGCTGGTAATTGGGGTCGACGGCGGTGTCGGTGCCGTCTGTTCGAACGGGGATGGGGCTGGCTGTGTCGGGCGATTGGAAGGCTGGCCGGCGCCTGGCCGGAACGGGTTCGTCATCTCGAACGGCGGCTTGAAGCCGGTCGGCTGCTGGCCGACGGCGCCATTGAGCTGTGTCCCCGGATAGGGAGAGGGCAGCGTCGGCGAGCCTGGGCTCCCCATTCCGCCGGGTGGGGCTTGGGACGCAGGGGTTGGGGTGCCAGCCGCCGTAGGATCAAAGGGGGTGGCCGGCTGCTGTTTCTCGCCCTGCATGTCCGGCGGCAGCGTCAGGGCGGCCGTCTGCTGCGGTTGCTGACCGTAGAGCTTGTCCGCAATGCCGCGCTGGACTTGGGTGGTCACCTCGCCCTTGGGTGTGAATGGCGTGTCGGGCTCCAGCCCCAATGTCGACGGATCGCCGCCATCCTGCATATGGACCGGCCACCCGGTGATGGCACCTCCCGGCGCGTAGTCAGGGACACCGAGATCGGGGACGCTCATGTCCGTCGGCAGGTCGGCCGTGTCCGCCAGAGGCGGTTGGACTTTGCCGCCGGTCCCAGGCGCGGCGAAAGGGTCGGTCGATGTCGTCGACTGCGGCGACGGCACCGGAGGCATGTCCTGAGTCTCTCTCGGAGTGAATATGTTCTTGATATCTTGGGATGATCCAGAACTTCCAATCTGCTGTGACCCGATCGGCGGCGAGAGCTTCATCGGATCGGGCTGACGATTCGTCATCAGCTCCTTCATCATCGGCGATGGCCGACCCGACACTGAAGTCTGGGGAATCACGGTCTTGTCGCCGACCGCCGGCACGCCCGACCTTGACCTGCCGAGAAGCGGTCCGACTTGGTCTCCGGAGGATTTGTCCTGTTTCTTGTGTGGGGTGGTGTCGTCCTGGCCCAGCTCGACTTCACCGCCCTCGGCGTGCCCTGCCCACCCCGCGCCCGGCAGCGCCGGCATCCAACCGGGCATGCCGCCAGGGGCTCCGGATGCGCCTCCGGCGAGGCCCATCAGGTCTTGGCGCTCCTGCATCAGACCCTTGAGAATGCCGTCGAAGGGGGTTCCTTTGCCTTGGCCCTGATCCTCCTGGAAGGCGCCGTGGGCGGCTCCCTTGAGGTTGAGGTTCTCGGTACCGCCGGCCGTCGTTGGAAAGTGGAAGTCGCCCGCGTGGATGTTTGGCGGCGGCTGTCCGCGCCCACCAGTGAGCGTAAGCGGCTGCGGGCCGCCGAAGTCGGGACCGTAAGGCACCATGATAGTGCCTCCGGTCATCGGCGATTCGCCGCCGCCGCCTTGTCCTTGCTGGAACGAGGCCAAAAACCCGCCGGACATATCCGGTATCCGCTCGCCATTGGCGCCGTGGAGGAAGACGCTGTCGAGCGACGGACTGCCGCCGTCCTGGAATGCTGACGGTCCACCGACGGTGAGGGGTTCCTGGTGGCCCATCGCGACCTGGAGCGGGTCGACCGCGCCGCCGGTGTCGTAACCGGAGATGTCGTCGGGGACCGTGGCCGGGCTGTCGATGAAAGGCACGCCGCCGCCCTGGCCCATCTTGCCGCCGAGCGCGCCGAGGCCCTTGCCGACCCCCGACGTGTTCATCATGGAGGATTTGGTGTTGCCGCTGGTGATACCGGAACCGCCCATCGCGGGCGTGACGCCCGCCGACATCGAGCCGAGGTATTGATTGGTCTGGAACGGCCAAGAAATCTGCTGGAGGATGTTCTCGTATTGGGCGTTCTGTTGGTTCTGAAGCTGCTGTTGCGAGAGCGTGCCAGCTTGCAGCTCGGCGGTGGCGCCTTGCAACGTCGCGGCCTGTGATCCGGTTCCGAGCTGAGCGAGATTCATGCCGGCCTGCTGTTCGAGCCCGGCCCCGGCCTGGGACTGGCTGACGGCGTTTTGCATGATCTGCGAGAGCGTCTGGCCAGCGGCGAGGCCCTGCTGGTTGGCAAGCTCGGACTGCGCGACCGCGATGCGGTCGGCACCTACGCCTCCGGCCTGCTGTTGCCAGTTGCCGGTGGCCTGCGACATCTGCTGGCCGAAGATATTTTCGAGCTGAGGGACGACGCCGGCACTTTCAGCGCCGTAGTATTGGGAGATGTTCGGATTGGCGCCCGCAATGTCGAGCGCAGTGGCGCCCTGATAGAAGGGGTTGGTCATCCCCTGGACGTTTTCGACGGTCTGCATTGCCTCCTGTTGCTGGGAGGAGAGGCCAGCAATTGGCTGTACCGGAATCTCAAACGGAGTTTGAGCCAGTTGTTGAGCAGTTTCAACGCTCTGTTGACCGCCGGCTAACTAGTTTGCTACAACGCCCAAGGTGGGGGCGTAAATGAACTAGATTGCTGACTCGAACCTTTACCGCCTCCACCCATGGGCGTTGCGCATCACCATGCCGTCATCCATCGGGTTCATGGCTGGCTACCACCTCCTTCCGCGCCAAATTCAAGCGCGCCGGTAGAGCCGCGCGATGGAGACGCGCGCGCAAGGCGTTACTTTGGCCTATAGAATTTACCGTGAATGCGCTGCGCTGCCAAGCAGGCGGCTTCGTGGGCTTCCTCTGCTGTTTTGAAGCCGTTCACACGGATGCCAAAATTCTTGCCATGTTTATAGACCCACTTGAGGCCGATCTTGTTCGATCGCTTCAATTTTGTGTTGTGATTTTGCTGACTTTGAGAGGCGATTCTAAGATTCGAAAAACGGTTATCGAGCGCATCGCAATTGACATGATCGATTGTTTCCTTTGGGAAGTCTGGCCAATGTTCGGTGGCATAGAACCAAATGATCCAATGCTCTCGGATGCTGGTTTTGATTCCTTCGTAGAGAAAAAATTCAATGATGCGTTCTTTACCGCCACGTCTACGTTGTTTGATCCAACCGGCACGCTTGCCGTTGCGGGATCGTAAATGACCCTTTCCAGACTGATGTTTTAGAAAAATTTCTCCAGTGTCGATTTTGATATCAAAAATTCTGTCCAACTGTTCGCGGGTAGGTAGCGGTCGTTTTCTCATTTCTTGATGCTGACGGTGTGCGTCCCCTCCACCCGCCGCTTGCGCTGAAGATTGTGACGAGCGCGCCCCGCCCGCGCCAGCGCAACCTTGCGCTCGATGTATTTCCGATGGAGCGTCAAGTTGCGCCGGGCGGCGCGGTAGGTGTGAGCCTTTCTGATCTTCCTCCTTGCCATTTAGCGGGCAGCCCCGAACTTCCTGACGTCCTTGGTGATGTGGTACGGCCGCGGGCGCTTTTTTCTAAGCTTGTGTGGTTTGTCGGGAGAGCTGGACTGCTTCTTGCCGAATCTGGCCCTATGTGCCGCGCAAAGCGGTGTGAGAATGTGCTCACTCTCCACAAACCTACCGCCGCGGTCGAAAGCGGTCAGCTCAAGATTAAGAGATTTAGGTGTCTCAAGACGAACCCAATGGTCGCTATCTGCCGTAAGCAGATAGGTCCTTACTTTGTGGACCCTGGCGGCAATGCAATGCCCCTCGCGAACAGCCGCACGAGCTGCGGCGCATCCGCCAGGGTCCTTTACCGAACCGCCCTTGATGTCTTCTTTGGTGACGTGAATGACGATCTTCTTAGTCCCATTCACGACTTTCTTGCCGTTGATCTCCATGTTTTCTTTCTCCGTTGGTGACCAGCACCTACGGTGATTTAGTTTTTGTCACCGCAAAAGTCAACTATCTCTTTCTTTGATCCATGGGTCAAGCGGTGACGAAGCCTTGTCCAATTTCTGAGTCGAGTTCCGCAATCGCTCTGGCGAGGATGACTGTTCCAAGTTGGTGATCCCAAGTTCCGCGGCTCCAGCCTCCTGGCCCGTCATGCACAAATTTCCCACCTCGGTATATGCTGGTCCCTGACCAAGGATACCCGCTTGGGCGGCTATGCTCTCTTGGGCCGAAACCGTTCCACTTCTCCCACTCATAGACGGCAAATTCCCAGGTGTGCGGGTTCCTGTTAAACGCCGCCACCACGTGATCAAGGTCGAGAGCATCGGTAACTCCTTCCTCCCAGGTTGCGAACGGCCCGCGGTTGCGGGGCCAGTCCGTGGTTTTCTTGTCGGTCCCGATGATGCGGTCACCATTGCCGAAGTAGGCATCGAAGCGTGGGTTCTCGCGCTCGAACACCGGCATCGTCCAGAGCGCCGGCACGCCGCAGTCTTTTTGCACCGCAAGAAAGCGGTCCCGGTGCGCCAGGAGCTGCTTTGCGGCGGTCGTCGCCTCCGTCATCCGCAGGAACTTCATGGCAGCAAGGTCTTGCTTGTATTCCGGTTCCAAGGCTTCAAACGTCAGGTCCATCTGACTTCTCCATTAGTGTGACACTATGCCTCAGTGTAACCTGAAAATCAACGAACCCGATCGAGCGGAACATTTCGAGTGACGTGGTGTTTTTTGGGTTGATGTTGGCGATAAACTTGTTGGGGATAGGATGGCGCCGCATCAGCTCCTTCACGGCCCACGCTCCGTATCCCTTCCGCTGGTCGCTTTTCCGGATATCAATCCCAATCTCCTCACGATTGGTGATGTAGGCCGAACCGACGCGCACGTCATCAGCCATGACGATGAACCACCCGCGGTACGGCTTCGAACGGTAGAACTCGATGTGGTCAGCGACCGTCGGCATGACACGGTGGCTGAGCGAAACCGTGTCGATGTCGCGCTGTCGGAGTAGTTCATAGAGGAACGGGATGGCGTTGAGATCGCAATAGACGTCGACAAGCGCCATGTTAGCCACGAAGAATCTCCTCGATTTCGCGAATGCGCTTGGTTTTCATGCTGAATACCTGCCATGTCCATGAAAAAGCATCGTCGGGAGTGCTGACACCTGGAAGTTTGAGATGCCACTCGATCATCGTGGCACCGTAGGTGGCGGCAATATCACCGGCGTGGTGGTCGGTCGTGTGGTCGGACAATCCCCAGAGCCATTGCTTGCTGGGCCACCTCTTATCTACCCATGCCCACTGCCGCAGGCGAGCGAGATTGGCGGCACGCGCCGATACCGCATAGTCGGTCGCGTGCAGAACCGTCAGCTTGGAATAATTTGGTGGGAAGACATCTTCGCCCTGGTTGGCAGACATGATCAGCGGTTTTCCCGTTTTCATTGCCGCGCCGATCAACAAGCTGTAGTAAGCCTCAAAACTGGATATCTTGTAGCGTGGACAGCCTAGCGTCTCCAGGAACGCCACGTCGTCAGGATCGAACACAGAGGCGTGCCACGTCAGGCCGCCCTCGTTGGCGAACCCGATCAGCTCCGGAAACCATTCGCGTGGGGTGTGGGTCTGCACATAGAGCTGGGCGAGCGCGGCGTGGCTGTACGCATTCTTTATCCGTGGATGGGAGCTGCGCTTCCCGGCAAGCAATGTCGGCTGAAAGCACTGAAACTTGACGCCGGTCGCACCGGCGATACACGCCTCGACGATCAACTTCTTGGCGTTCTCCAGACTGCCGCCGTGGCAGCCAGAGATTTCTGCGATGATCTCGATCACAGCTTCGCCGCCTTCCTCAATGCATTGCCGACCTGGATGAGATCATTCTCATACATCCACGCGCACAGCTCGAAGACGATGGTGGTCTTGGAGATGTGCTCAGCGATCGGCCCGTCGAACCGCGTCGTGTCCTGGAACGCCGGCAAGTGGGAGAGAGGGCGATACATGGGTGCCGCAGGCACCCCATCTTGTGTAAGCGATTGGATGATGGCATCACGCTTATCCGCCGGAACCTGGAAAGCATAGCAATAGCGCGCTGACTTGGTGCCGGGACGGGGACTGATTGGCACGAAAGCCGACGGCATATGATCATCGAGACGCTTGGCGAGCCAATTCAGGTCGTAGATCGTCCCGTCGATCCGCGCCATCTGCGATAGCACGAGGATCGCGCTGATCTCCGTTGGCCGTAGGTTAAGTCCGATACTGGCATGAATTGCCGCCTCAGCATTTTCGCCGTGATTGATGAACATTCGCATCGCGTCGGCAAGGTGAGCATCATCGCAGGAGATAATCCCCATCTCGCCGGCGTTGATCTGCTTGTGGACATTGAAACTTGTCACACAGATATGTGCGATGTTCTCTGACCACGTGCCTTGACCATAGTTCGAAAGGATGCCTTGGGCGTTGTCGAGAATCAGAGCGTCGATGTCTCCCCACTGCGAGTCGATCGGGTGGCCCCATAGCGATGTCCCGATTACGACGTCCATCGGCAAACAGTTTGAGGCAGCCTTGTAGCTGATGCCGCCGTGTGCGTCGACATCGAGGAACTCCAACGTCGCATCGCAATAGAGCGGAACAGCAGCGGTCGCGGACATGGACAATTCTGGTACACCGACACGCATCGTCGGACCGATATCCATCGCAACGCAAGCTGCGTGCAGCCCCGATGTCGCGCTGTTGCAGCAGATTGCGTGCTTCCGATTGAATTTTGTGCACCACATTTCCTCAAGACGCTGCACCGCGGCGCCGCCCCATGGATTGCCGGCGAGGTAGCCGGACAGCGGCGAGCCCATCTCAAGGAACCTTGTAACCGCTTTGATATCGTCCTGGGTTATTGACTGGCGGATGGGGATCATGAGCGTTGCTCCAGAAAAATAATGCGAGGATGCACAGGCAGAAGATGGCGAACACGATGAAGACAGCGCGCTCTTGGTCGTCGGGGTGCATCATTTGATGAACGTTTTGAAGCCGTGGTCCTTGGATGTCTTGTTGAACTTTTCTGCAATCGCCGACGGAAGATCAATTCCTTCCATGGTTGCGATCATGTCAACGACGATGACGATATCAGCTAATTCTTCAGCCAACCGTTCCACCGTGGAGCGGCTACCAACAATGCCTAGCCGCTCCCGTTCAAGCTTCTTGGCGATATTGCACGCCTCTCCGGTTTCTCCGGCAAGCTCGCAACCAAAGAATGATAGACCAAGCTTGCCGTTCGGGTCCCACTCCTTAGAGCGGCGCGCGTTCGCTTGTCTCAGTTTTTCGAGCATTACAGGCTCCTCAGCTCCTCGCGCAATTCCTCAACCGACATCCGCCGCGCATCCGCGCTCGACACGCAGGGGACGATCTCCTCGTGCTGTTTCTCCCACGGTCCGAGCCCGACCACGGTGCCAGCTTCGAGCCCCATGGCCGTGAGCAGGTCGCCGAGGCGGTAGGCCGGCATGCCACGCGACCAGATGAACCGATCAGCACCATCAAAATCAAACAGCCGATGGCTGACCAGGTCGACTGCCTGATCGATTCGCATGAAAAAACGCGTGGCGTTAAGATCGGTAACCATCACCCGTTTCATCATTCCGCCGGCCGACGCAGCTTGCCAAGTGCGCACGACAGACCCTCTCGACCCAAAGATGTTGCCGTAACGCACGACCGAAAACTTCATCCTACCGCCGGCCAGGATGTTGGCCGCCAGCATCAGGCGTTCGGCGGTGAGCTTGGTGGCGCCGTAGAGGTTGACCGGGTTGCACGCCTTGTCGGTCGAGAGCCCCACCATATGCTTGGCGGTCGGGGTCCGTAGCGCCGCGTGGATGACGTTGGCGGTCCCTTCGACGTTGGTCCGTACCGCCTCGATAGGATCGTTCTCGCACTTTTCGATGCGTTTGAGAGCCGCCGCATGCACAATATGCGAAATGTTATGCATCGCCATTTCAAGGCGACGCTCGTCACGGATATCCCCAAGATAAAACCGAAGACGATCAGCGCCAAGGTGTCCATCGAACTCCCTTTCCATCTCGGCCTGCTTCAGCTCGTCGCGCGACAGGACAACGATGCGCTCGACGCCGATGCGAAGCATCTCAGGAACGAAGGCGTGCCCGAAAGTTCCGGTTCCGCCTGAGATTAGAACGCCTCTCACTGCACCCCCTCAATGATATCGTCCGGAAGGCTGATGCCTTCATTGACAAGCGCCATGACCAGGAGGCGGCGGACCGCGCCGGAGCTGGTCAGCACCGGATTGTCGATGCGGGTGTGCTGCCACACGTCGATCGCCTTCCAGATGGCGGGCGACAGGCGAACGGAGCGGGCAGGAGTGACGCCGGTCGGAGGACGACCTAGCGGACGCTTTGGCTTTTTCTGCATGATTTATTTTCTGTCACACGATTAAGTCTTGACTTTCGAATTCCTGTCACTCATATACTCGTTTGGTGGTCGATGGCAAGGGGCCTTCCAGGGTTTCGTCCCAAAAAGGTTGACCCGAACCGGAAGACACCAAAAGGAGCACATCATGCAAACCGGCCTATCTCTCCGTGATCTCGCCGCAAAGCTTGAGACGGAGAAGCACCAGAAAAAGGACATGATTGTCAATACCGGCTCGACTGAGCTGGTGGTGTTCAACGGCGACCTGCATCTGGACACCCAGGACAATGGCGGCGGTCTCTATCCGCTTCGTCCGTTGGCCCACAACCAGCTCGCCGACCATACCGGCGTTCCCCTGAAATACTACAAAAGAATGCACCAGGACGCGCCAGACCTTCTCGCCAAGAACGTCAATACATGGCTCCATCGCAATCCTGAACCTCGGATGTTCCGGACCATGGCCGGCAAAGGCCGGGCGTGGCTTTCGAACCGCTACTTGCGGATTGAGAACGAGCTGATCGCCGAGGTGGCGCTCAATGCCCTGATGGCCAGCGGCATGCGACCGAATCAGGTCGTGTCCTGCAACGTCACCGAAACCAAGCTCTACATCCAGGCGGTGATGCCGAACCTGGAGGCCCAGGTCAAGGGCTCGCGCCGGGTCGGCGACATCATCCAAGGCGGTGTCGTCATCACCAACTCGGAAGTCGGCAAGGGCCGGATCGATGTCAGCGAGTTCGACCACGCCCTGGTCTGCCTCAATGGCATGGTTGGACAGTCCCTGTTCAAGAAAACCCACCTTGGCGGCGCCCTGGATAGCGACGAGGCGCTCTTGCAGGACGACACTAAGCGGACTATGGACGACGCCCTTATCCTGCAAATCCGCGACATGATCGCCGCGGCAATCGATCCGATCCGGTTCCGCAACCGCCTTGAGCGGATGGAAACCCTCACCCGCAAGGAAATCGAGGGCAATCCGGCCGAAAGCGTCAAGGTTCTGACCAAGGTTCTTGGTCCTGCCGTCGGCTTGACTGAAAAGGAGGAGGGGTCGATCCTCAATGCCCTGATCCGTGGCGGCGACGTGTCGGCCTGGGGTCTCCTCAATGCCGTGACGTTCCAGGCCAACGCCGAGACGAACTACGACCGCGCTGTTGAGCTGGAAGCGGCCGGCGGCAAGCTCCTCGCCCTCCCGGCGCCGGAGTGGTCGAAAATCCTCAAGGCTGAATAGGTTCCTCCCCACTGGCCGGGCGCAAATGCCCGGCTGTTTTTTTAGGAATCCACATGATCACCGGAATTGTTCTTTTCGTCATCGGCGCGATTATGTATTTCACCGGCGTATTCCGGTGGAACTTTGGCCTCATGGCCGCCGGTTTCGTCATCGGGATGAGTGGGTTTGTCGTGTTTGTGTCGAATGCAGTCCAGCTACCATGACCGACGACTATGACCCGGTGGACGATTGCTACAAGTCCGTCGCCGAAGCCCAGCGTATCATTCGCGCGCGCATGCTGGCCGGCGGACCGGGCTGGACGCCACACAAATATCATCCGCTATGCAACGGATGTTGCAAGCCTCTTGACTTTATGTCACACAATAACTATATTAATGGTAGGTCGGCAGCGATACGAGACGGCCTAGGCCGGGCTTCCCCAAGAAGCATTACTGCCGACCGACTAACCTTTGCAGAAGGCCGCGACATGAATGACCCATTCCCCTTCGACCTTCCGGTCGATGACGATCCAATTCCCGCATTCCTGCGGTTGACCGCCGAGGAGCGCACCGAGGCTTGGAAGGGCCGCAAGCTCACCAAGCCAAGCGGCGACACCAAGCAGGACTATTCCGTGCCGCGGTCTCTTGATGCCGCCGGTAGGGCTATCCTAAAAGAGAAAGACAAGGCCGAGGCTGCCCGGCTGAAAGCCTTGCGGAAGCGGTAGGAGAACAAGATGGACGATCAGGAATTCAATGAACAAGTCATCAATTCCTACGAAATCATGTACATGGTCGAAACGTTTCTGGCCGCGAGTTGCAGCCAGCACCTCACCGCCACCGGAGTCCTGGTTGGCCTCTTGAGGATCGCGGCCCGATGCGCCAAGGCTGCAGACAACGAAGAAAACCGTGACGCATTCATGTCGCTGGCTGAGGAAATCTCCAGGCGTGAACCGTCCGGACTGTGCGGTTGCACTGATTGCATCACAGCACGCGCTGCGGCACGCAACCGCGTCAAGGAGAACTGGGATATGGAAATCCCGACCGAGTTTCCACCAACGGTAGGGAACGCGTGATGAATGCCCTGTCCGCAATTCTTGTTGGCATTGGTATCGCCATCATCGTCCTGCTTGCATTGTGCGTCAGGAGCCGCGCCGAATGCCTTCACTCTGCCCAGGCTGTTTGGGATGCCCATGATGGCGCCCACGCCACATGGTCGATGCGCCGCGGCGAGAAGTGCTGGTATGCCCGCGGCCAACGGAACAAGGCCGAGGCCGCGGGGGAGATCATCCCGTTGCCTCGGCCTGCGAAGCGAGTAGGGCCGATAACCCTAGTGACGGGCTCGGACCTACTCCTTTCGACTCCGCAAGTGATAATCGCGGCTGAGCACGACCAATTCAGAACTTGGTCGACAGACTCTGCTCTCGATACTGACGTTTCAGCACTTTTGTTTTTGCAGGACCGGATGATTTCTGCCGGCTTGCGGCTGTGGTTACAGGCGAGCGTCGAAAGAGCCCGGCTCGTGCAAGCCCGGCTTCTACCATCTCCGTGACCGCCCTCGGCCGCGACACGATCCGATGGGATAGACACCACCGATCGAGGGCTATCAAAACCGTCGGAGGAAACCTCGTCAGAACCCCCGTCGGACGCTTACTATGAGGCGTTCGTGGACGCCCGCGCTTGGTGCGCGCCTTGACCCCGCGCGCAGAGGGTTTTGCTTTCTTCATGGCAGGCTGAACCAAGCACAGAAAAAATAAAAGTCAAGCCCGTCTTGCGGTTAAAACGATATCATGTCATACAGAAAAGCTTAACATGAGGGCACATATGTCAATCGTCGCCATGGACATCTCAACCACGAGATTGGTGCTTATTGCCTCCTATAAAGCCGTGCAGGAGCACGTCGAGTGGCTCAACGACAAGAAGCTCATGAGGTGGTCGGAGCAGAGGTACAATACTCACAATCTTTTCACTCAACAGTATTTCCTTGACAAGGCTGCTGCCGACGGCAATCCGCTGGTGTGGGACATTCTTAGATATGAAGACTTGGATGGGCGCCCAAATTACATTGGTCGCATCATCGGCAGCCTGCACGCCTACTGTAACGAGCGCCACAGGAGAGTCGACATGGGCATCATGCTGGGACCGCAGTATCACGGCAACGGCTACGCCGCCGAAGCTTGGGACGCCGCCTGCAAGTATCTCGCCGCCAAGCATGGCATGCGCAAGTTCGAGGCTGGCTTCGCCGACGGCAACGTGCCGATCCTGAAAATGCTGACGCGCCTCGGCTGGGCACCGGAATGCCGGCGGGAAAACCACTTCATCATCGACGGCGAATCCTACGGGCTCGTCCAGTTCGGCAAGGTGTATCGATGAAGTCGCCCGGACATCCGGACAATGATGAGGGGCCGGGGTGCCTGGGAATAATCATGCTCCTGGTCGTGTTCGTTTTTTTTGGACCACCCCTAGTGTCGGTGGCCATTGAGTTCTGGATACAGCTCGGATGTATGAAGGGCTGGGGAGAGGCGCATGCGTGCGGAAAGCACATGATTGAGTGGAACCTGCAATGAGATTCATGGTTTTAGGCGCCGCCGGCCGCATGGGGAGCATGCACGCGCGGCATCTGATGGAGCTGGGACACGAGGTTGTCCAAGTTGATCCTGCATTACCGCCTCTGATGGACAATAACGAGAACTGGTGGGTGCTCCCTGCCGACGGTGTCGTCATCGCCACGCCCGCCGAGCTGCATGCCGAGCACCTCATGAAGGCGATCAAGCACGATTTTCACGTCTTCATCGAAAAGCCGATCTGCCTGATTCCGCACTTGCCTGATGCTCGGCGCGCGGTGCAGACAGCGATGGAAAAGCGCCTCGTTGTGTCCGTTGGTTACAATCTGCGCTTCCACCCGCTGGTGGTCATGGAGCGGCAGCGCATCGTCAGCCGGGCAATGTCGCCTTTGTGGGGGAGCTTCGTATTGCGGCAAAACATGACGCGGCACGTCAACTTTCTCGAAGAATGGGCAAGCCACGAAATCGATCTGGCGCTGCATTTGTTTGGCCGCCACTGGCAGGATATCAAGACGTTGACCCGTAGCGATCTGCCGGGCGTCGAACAAATTCAAATTATGATTCGCCACCAGGACGGCGAAAACCCCGTCAGCTTTATCCACGTCGACGGCTGGAAGACCGAACCGTTTCGGCGCTCCTTCACCATCGTCGACCAGGACGGCGTTTCGCGTCACCACGATATCGAGACGAACCATGTTCATCCAGATCACTACAAGACCGAACTCAAGGACTGGATAGCAAAAATAGAGGGAAACGATTTCAACTTGCGCCTCGCTACCGGAGCTGATGGGATTGCTGTGATCGATCTTCTCCAACGTGTGATGGTCAAAAATGGTGTTAGGAAATCCGCGGTTGACAGATCGCCAGCCGGAATATGAGAAGACACTCCCCGGCATGGCGCACTGGGCCGGCACTGGGCCGCCTGGGACGACCTGCGGCGGCTGCCGGTTTTATAGAGGATGGTGCCAGCAATTCCGTAAGATGCTGCATCATAAAACTCGCGCCCAACTTCAGCTCCCGCCCGCCACTCCATCCTGTAAATACTTCGAACCAAAGGTGAAGCGATGAAAACTGGAATCATTATCCAGGCGCGGATGGGCTCAACCCGCTTGCCCGGCAAAGTTCTGATGAAGCTGCCGAAGGAGAATCCGCAGCGGCGCGCGCTCGATTGGACGATTGAAGCTTGTGGCAAGACGGATTTTCCTGTCTATGTCGCCACCTCAACCAATCAAGAGGATAATGAGATTGTCGAGTATCTGGAAGGCAGATACAGCTCCCTCGGTATCTTCCGCGGCTCACCCGACGACGTGCTCGACCGCCTCTACCAATGCGCCAAGCTCCATCAGCTCGACATCATCGTCCGCGTCACCGGCGACTGTCCGTTCATAGACCCGGAGGTACTTAAGCAGGTAGTTTACCTGCGCGAGCTTACCGGGTCAGACTACGCTTCCAACGTCGACCCCCCCATGTGGCCGGACGGCCTCGACGTGCAATGCGTCACCTTGCCCGCTCTTGAGCGGGCTCACTTGTTGGCGACAGACCCGTCCGATCGCGACACCGTCCTGCAATATATCGTTCACCGCCGCAATGAGTTCAGCGTGGCCATCCTGCCGTGCCAGCTGCCAGGCATGGCCGTTCATCGCTGGGTTCTTGACCATGCGGCGGACTACGACCTTTGTTCGCTGATCGCAACCCGTCTCCTGGTCGCTGGCAAAGGGCCTGGAGCGAGCTTCGCCGATGTCCTGGCGGTGGCGCCGGAACCGCAGGATAGGTCTTTGCTTGGACGCAATGAGCGTTACAACACCCAGCGGACCGCAGAGCTAAAGGCGGATAGCTTTGCCATCAGCACCGCTCGGCTGCCGGTGGCATTAGCGAGACAGCCATACGGGGCGTCGACCTACAGCAAGAGCCATGTCGCCTGGGGGCGTGACGCGCCGCTGTTCCTCACGCACTCGCAGGGCTCGCGTGTGTTCGATGTCGACGGCAACGAGTTCATTGACATGACGGCCGCGCTGGGGACGACGATCCTGGGTTACTGCGATCCTTACGTCAGGGAAGCGATCGAGCGGCAGCTCGACCTTGGCATCGCCTTTCCGCTGGCATTTCATGACGAGACCATCGTTGCCAACGCGCTGATCCACCGGCTGTTCCCAGACCATCCGTTTGGCGACCACAAGGTCGTTTTCGGCAAGAACGGCTCTGACGTCACCAGCGCCGCGGTGCGGCTGGCGCGGGTTGCCACCGGGCGCCTGCCGGTGGTCAAGCTGTACGGTGGATATCACGGATGGCACGATTGGACGGTCGCTGACAGCCCGCGCGGAGATGGCTGCATACCGCTCAACGCCGTCTTCAAGATACGAGACGATTTCACCGACGGGCAGAACGTCATCAAAGCGATCGAGGGCAACCTGATCCTTAAAACCGCCGCCTGCCTGATCCTGGAACCCGACATGGTGCCGCCGGAGTGCCTGGGCCGCATCATCGATATTTGCCACCGCAGCGGAACCCTGGTGATCTTCGACGAGATGGTGACGGCGTTCCGATATCCGGGTGCGACCGTAGCTTCCAGCTACAGGCTACACCCCGATCTTCTCTGCTTAGGCAAAGCCTTGGGAAATGGCATGCCGATCACGGCATTGGTCGGTAGTGCCGAGCTGATGGACAAGTTTGTCACGGGCGCCGAAGGCGCCCCCTACGCCTTCTATTCCGGAACTCACTTCGGTGAGACGTTGTCGCTTGCGGCTGCCGGCGCCGTTCTTGATCGCATGGGGCCTTATGAGCAGAGACAAATCTGCGGGATGGCCGCATACCTCTCCTCGCATGTTCATGATCTTTTAAGACATGAAATCGACGACAATCTCGCCTCGTTCAAAGGCGGCTGCATCCCTAAGCTGATGTTCCACGATCCGGATGTCGCCGCCAAGTTCCGCCGGGAGATGGCCCACAACGGTGTGCTGTTCTACACGGCGTTCCTGCCGACCCTGATGCACACGCAAAAGGAGCTGGAGCACGTGCTCGGTGCCGTCGAGGATTCCTTGCTGGCAATCAGGAACGGCAAGGCGCGCGGTGAGGCGGTCGGCGGCAGCCGGATCATGCGCTCTTAAATCTCCTGAATCGGTCCGGCGTACCGGACAAGGATTTCATAGTCCTTGTCCGGCGTCGGGAAGACGTCAAGAATGAAGCCATTGACCGAGTCAAAAGAAACCGAGATCGCCTTGGGCGCCCCCTTGGCGGTTTCTTCGTTTACCCACGACGAGACGTGCCGTCTCCGTATAGTTTCAACGTCAACAACCTCAAGCCGTAAACGATACGAATTTGGATTCGTTCTCGGATCGCCGTCAGTGAAAGCAACGGCGGACTCGATGAGACTATGCGGCGGAATTTGGTAGTTGGTCGCTTGACCTTTTACGAGCTTCACGTTTTCTGCTCCTGAATAGCTTGCGGCCTCGGTAACCGAGAACCCGCCGCACATAGTTTGCCTCGACGCCGCACAGCGTTGCGATCTGGTAGCTCGACAAGGTCGGATTCAGGTCGAACACCATGACGATGCGAGATGCGATGGAGTTCGGATTCGGCGTTCTCATGCCGGTTGAACCCTCCTCATCTTGTCAGCCATCGCCTTGGCGTCTGCCTGGGTGACGTTAAACTGAGTCCTGGTGCCGCCGGTCAGCCCCCACCATTGCCGCAGCGCCTCGACCTTGTCGTCGGTGTCCGCGTACTCCCACTTGGTCGTCACCCAGGCGATGTATTCCTCGCGGTTGCTGGGCTGCTGGCTGTCCATCAGCTCCCGCATCGCGGCCATGACGCCCTGCTGGGGAGCGGCGCCTCCTGTGACCGCCTTAGCGGCCGCCGCCTCCCTAGATTCGTTTCTGGCCCTGTCCGCTTTCTCCAAGTCGGATTGTCGAAGGGCTTCGTCCGCAGGGCCGTCTGCCTTCGCCCTCCCATACTCGATGATCTCGCCAGTGTCCTTGTAGTAGGTGGTGCCGTCGGGATCGCGAAGGATGATGCGGTCGTTGCCGTTTGTGTCGCTGCTGGCGCCACTACCACTGGCCGTACCTTCGTGGGCGCCGCCACCAGCAGCGCCAGCGCCCGCAGGCGTATAGGTGATGCCGAAGCCACTGGCACCGCCGGCCGGCGCCGGGTTTTGCTGCGCTGCACCTTCGGTCGCCGGTTCCTGACGCCTTCGGCGCCGGGTTGCCGGCTGCTGGACAGGCTCGCCCCTGGCCATGGCGCCCACGACGGCATCCACGCTGCGAGCGGGCGCGGTGGAGAGGTTTTCCATGGGAGAAGCTGGATTATAGACCAGCTCAGCCATCGGCTCATCGGTGACCACGGCTCGCGGCGCCCTGGTCTCCGCGCCATCCAGCAGCTCACCACCGCGCTCGATCGTCCGGCGGGCCTTAGATGATAGCGGCAGCGCCTTGGAGTGGTGGTGGACGACCGTCTTGACCGCCATTTCGGGGTAGAAGACCGGATCGTTCCAGGGACCGCTGTTGCCGGCTTGACTCTTGCTGCGGACTTGCTCGATCTCCTCCTTCCACATCCAATCCCAATCTCGGCGCCCGTCGGGGAACTTGGCGATGGAGTAGACAGCGATGATGTCGCTGGCGCTCCGGGGACCAGGAAGCGGCCTGTGGAAAATCGGGTTTTCAACGAGGCCCTCCTGGTAGTCGTATTCGTCGCGGGCGTAGACGACCTTGGTGTGAAGGATGATGCCGGCGGACTCCCACAGCATCTTGCGGACGCCCTCAACCATAGGGAGCCATTGGACGATCCAGATTTCCTCCCAACGGTCGCCGACCTTGACGTTTTTTTTGTAGGGGACGAGCGCTCCTTCGCGGCCGTCGGGGAGCAGTCCATCCTCGGCGGCCTGCATGATGGCGATCAGAAGCGACTGCCGATCGGCCTTGAGCAGGCTAGGCTTGTTCTGGATGGCGGTGATCGCCACCCGCGCGAACATCTCCGGCGTGATGCCGGGCGGCAGCACCTTGGAATATTCGCCGGCCCTGGAGTTGAGATCGTTGCGCAGGATGACGAGAGGATGTTCTTGCTTAGGCTGTTGGACTTGGGTGTTCACTTTGGTTGCTCCGTTGGTAGTGGACGAATCTGTGCCAGCTCTCGCTCGGCTGCTCGGTTCACGCTCGCATGACAGGGTGGACCGCATTTCGGCCAATGAAACTCTGGGAAAAACCCAGAGGCCAGCCCACCGATGCGGTCTCTTTTATTACACTGACGCCCTGCCCCGCCTGTGAACTCCGGGCCGGCTACTCTAGTCCTTCAATCCGGCGCTGCTTGGCGCCGTGCTGCTTTGCTCTCAGCACGCGGAAGCTCGAAGCCTTGGAGACGAACTCCTTGCGGTGCTGCTCCTTGAGGCTGACGTCCCAGCCGTCGGCGAGCGCAACTTCGAACTCGCCGATGCGGGCGCGGATATTGGCGGCCATCGCTTCCTTGCGCTCCTTGGCGAATTTCTCCTCGTCGGAATACTTGGCGTGGAACGCCAGCAGCTCGGTGAACTCCTGGTCGCCGCGGTAATCGATGGTCGAGCCCGGCTTGACGTTGGCGTACATCGCCTTGATGACGTCCATGTCTTTTTCGAAGTTGAACTTTGGTTCGATTCCCTCGTCGATATCCTCCCAGAAGCGGTTGGTGCGCGCGATGATCTGAGCGATGGCGTCGTCGTTGCGGTCGACGTCGACGATGTGCACCTCCATCGGGTCCCACTCGCCAACTGGAAGAACAGCGACTTTACCGTAGGCGGCTCCGGTCAGGTAGATATAGGTCATAATCTGGAGGAGCTGCCACGGCTCCGGGACGATCAATCCTTCAGGATCGCCGCCGCGCCAGATGCGGATGAAGTCGGAGCGGCCGACGGTTTTGATTTCCAGGACGCCTTTGCCGATGGAGTCGCTTTCCTTGTCGAAAAAGATGAAGTCAGGCGTGCCGCCGAGGCGGTGCTCGACGTCGCGATAGTAGTGCGTCGCCTTGGCGATCGACCAGCTCGGGTTTTTGGCAGCCACCTCGCTGGCGACGAAGGATTCGAGCTTCACTCCCCTGCTCATTACTCCGTCGGTCTTTTCTTCCTCGACTATAGCTCCTGACTTCAGGGCGTAGAGCTTGGCCGGCGTGAGGTAGCGATGCACGTCGAATAGCGCTCCCACCTCTGAACCTGTGACGTCGTTCTTGCGCAGGTCGAGCCATTGCTGGCGGTCGTCGATGGGGAATTTCTGGATGCCCGCTCTTGCGGGCGGTTGAGTAGAGGTGGCACTGCTATTCGTATTCAATTTACCTTCTCCTTGCTCGGCGGTGCCGTCCACCCGTTGTTGAACAGGTCTGTCATGAATTCGAAAACGTCACCCATGATCACGATGCGCTGGTTGTCGTCGAGGCCATGGGCGTTGGCGAGCGCTGAGACGATGCATAGACACAAGGTTGCAAAGGCCGTCCCATAAGGATTGCCGGCGGGGTTGGTGTTGACATGCCCGGCGATCAAATTCTGCATCTTGTCGGCTAGATCGAAGTTAATCCAGTCGCGGTTTAGTCTTCCTTCTTTTTTTTCCATGGTCGCACTCCATTTCGCCGCAGATTTCGCAGGCGTTGCGTTGCTTGCGTGTCGCCCGAATATTATCCCGGAGGGCGGCCAGCCATGCGTCGACCGTCGATGGCGGCGCATGAATCCAGGGACGTCCGAGACTATCCACGGCCATGTGGTTGTCGGGGTCTGGCTTGCGGCAGCCCGGGATGACGCCACGCTCGCGCTCGGTGACTTTGGCGCGTGCTCTGTTCCAGCGTTCGGCGCGGAATTCGGCGATTTTCTCACTGGAAGTTTTCATTTCTAAGTTCCTTTTTATTTCCGTCGGTTCTCCTACTTAGTTTTTGGATGACAGAAAGTCAACCAAATCGTTGACAATTTCGTCGTCAGTCTTGCCGAAGGCCCTTTCCATCTCCTTCGTCACCGGGGTACAGACGGGCGTGCAGGGATACTGCCGGTCAGCAGTGTGATCTGTGTGTTTCGCGCCTTGTTTTGCCGTCACCAACATGATGCCGACGGCAATAATGGCGATAATCAAGTACATCATTCGTCCCATCGGGGTCTCCTTTGAGGGTAAACCGGCATCCGGCGGTAGCGGTGAAACTCGTCAAGTAGTTCGTTGCCGCGGTAGCGCGGCGGCGGTTCCTCGACCGGCATGTCGACGCCGGGGCCGTAGCGGCGCTGGAACCGCAGCGGCGGATAGTCGTAGAGGTACGGCGACCGCGGCAGCGGCATCATGGCGCCGGGGCCACAGGCCGGCGGGCAGCCCGGGAAGCCTTGGCCGAAGGCAGCCCAGGCAAAGAAAACGATACTGAGCGCAAATATGCCGACGGCAAATATCAGAAGCCATCTTTGGTTCCTTTGGTTCATCGTTCGATCTCCTGTTTGAGCGGCGTGGCGACGAGCTGCATGAAAAGATTCTCAGCGTTGCTGGTATCCTTCTGGGTGAGCATGTTTCGCTTCCCGTTGTCGATGCGGGACATGTAGATGATCTGCATCGCGATCGAGGCAAGAACCTGCTCCGGAGGAGCAAGACCGAGAAGCTCCCGCAGGAACGGCGTCATGCCGGCGCGGACAATGTTGACGGCGCCGTCCGCAAGCTGATCTTTCGGCACCGTTGTCGCGTACAGCTCAAGCACGCGGTGGAGCGCACTTTTTGCGTCATCGTTGAGCTTGGTCATCAGGTCTTTGATCAGAGTTTCGTTCATTTTTGCCGTTCCTTCCACACTTTGCGAACCGCCTCGGCCATGTCGGGGAGAGGTTCGCCTTGCCGCCATCGCCCAAGCAACATGGCGTAGGTTTCCTTGGCGCCATCCTCGTCATTGTCGAGAATGTTCTCAACGAGTTTCTCGGCAAGCTCTTGCAAGTCCATAGGTCACTTCGACTCCATCTTGATGGCAAGCTTCAGTTTTTCGTCATACTCCACCTTCAGCCTATCGATCTTCTCAATGAGCTTCTCGACGGTAGCGATGCGACCATAACCACGGTTGGTACTGATCTGCACTGGATAGATACGTTTGTTGATTTCGCTGACTTCAGCCTCCAGCTTGGCGCGGCGTATCAGCAGATTGCGTACACCGGGGGCGATGGGATACACGGTATCCCAATCTTTTTCAGGTTTATCGACGAACAACAGACGTGACGTGTTGCTGTGAATGCCCTTGATGTGCAATGTGCCGTTGCCATCTTCGGGGATGACGCTGAGCATCATGTTTGGCACGCCATTCTTAGCTTCGAGCTTTTTGCTGGCGTCGATTGCGTCGATGGCTTGCTGGTAGGTATCGAAGACCTTGAAATGCTCGAACATCGGCCCGGTGACCAGGAATCGGCAATTGGAATCGAGCGAGATTTCGTGGCCGAGATATTCTTTTTTCATGAACCGTAGGTCCTTTCTTGTTAACAGAGTGAGGGCCAAGAGGCCCTAAATCTCCAATTCCAGCCCGGCCTCGGCGATGCCGTCGGCCAGCGCGTGGGCGTAGCGGCGGTCGACCCACAAGGTCGTGCCCAGCCATTGCCAGCCGTCGGCGCCGACGTTGGTCTCGAACCACTGGCGGGCTGCGAGCGTGTGCAGCGTGAAACCGATAAGACTGCCTTCGGCAGTCATGGTGATATCGGTCATTTTCCTCTCCCGAATATTTTGCCGATAGCGTAGCCGAGCGCAAAGGCGCCGACGAGGCCGATGAGGGCGAATAGGGTTTCGAGTTCCATTTCTTTCATTCCATTGATGCCCGCTCTTGCGGGCGGTCGAGCAAGCCGGGGCACAATGCCTTGTCGTTACTTATTACCGGCCTGCTCTATCCACTAGATATTTATTGAGTGACAGAAAGTCAAGTGGATTTCTTAGTCTTGCGTTTGAGCCTCCAGGTGTATTTCGACCAGCGGTAATCGACGAATAGGTCGATGTCCCGCAAGTCGTTGAAGAACCTGACCGGGGTGAAGATGTATTTCCCGTTGCAGCGCGCATTCTCTAATGCGGCGCGTTTACGGGCGCCTTCTGCCGTCTTGAAGACCTGCTTCAAAATCATGGCTACACCTCAATGATGGGGTTCTGCGACCTTGGATCGATGAACATCGAGCTTTCGTTGTGCTTCTCGATCTTACGGCCGGTGATTTCCTCGATGCCTGCGATCATCTGAGCATCGGTGATGACACCGTCGGTCGCCAGCAGGACGCCTTCCTTGATCTGTTCCCATTGCTTGTCGGTCATTTTAACACCACACAAGATCGCGGTCGGTCGCGATTACGTCGTGCATGATTTTGTAGCACTCATCGTAACCGTTGCGGTGCCGGATGCTTTCGTGATCTTCCGTCATCAAGTGCAGTATCCGGGCATATAACTGCCAATTTCTCGTCTTGTTCATAAGTTGTCTCCTCTCGTGTGGAGCACATTTAGTTATTGTCACTCAGAAAGTCAAGCACGAAAAAACCGCCACCCGGCATGCCAGTGCAGGGCGGCGGTGCGAGCGCAGCGAGCGGTCGAGCAGGTGCTGCCGCTTAGTTCCCGACTTGTTCAGATCGCCGTTGGTATTGGGCGATCAGGTTGCGGTGCGGTGGAGGTGTTCGCCGGATGACTTCGGCGATACGATCGGGCTTGCTCTGTGCCCGCGCTCGCTCGACCGCTCGCTCCGCTCGCCCGTATACCGGCGAGTTCCGAGCGACGAACATGTCCTGCCACGTCGGCGCCCAACGGCCGTATGCGATCTGCATGCCGCCGGAGGCTTGCATATCGGCGGTGGTCTGGTGGACGAGCACTGGAGTGTTGGTGCTGTTGCCGCCGTCGCTGACGCCGTTGTGGTCGTAGCTGAGCGTGACGCGTTCGCGTGTCAGGTAGGTGGCGCCAGAGGTAACCCCAGCAGCGACCAGGGCGGCGCAAGTGGCGAGCGTAATGCTTGTGATTTTCATAATTGTCCTTTGGGGTTTTGGAGGAATGTCTGTCGGACGAGGGGCTTCAACGAGACCGACCGGAGGGGCGTGGGGAAGGTAGGTCTTCACGTTCACGCATTGCCAAGCCCGACAGACCAGCGAGATATAGGCCCGTCTTCAGTTCCCGTCAACCACCGATTGATATCAAAAAATCAGACTTGCCCGTGAAGCGGGCGGCCGAGTAGAGTTGGAGACTTTTCCTCCTTTTGAGATTCGGGGCGTGAATGACAATAGAACAAGTCACACAACTGCGCTTGCGCTTGCGCCATTCCGGATATTCTCCATTACCGCTGATGGGGAAGGCCCCACAATTAAGGTCGTGGCAGGAGAAAATTCAGAGCAACGACGAGGAGATAAGACTTTGGGCCAAGCTGTTCGAGCATTGCGAGAACACCGGCATCCTGACGGCCTACACGCCGGCTTTTGATATTGACATCACTGACGGCCCAGCCGCAGGCGCGGTGGAGGCGTTCGTCCGGGAAACGATCAAAGATGTTCCCGGCGTAGTCATGACGCGGGTGGGGAGGATTCCTAAGCGCGCCATCATGTTTCGTACCGAGGTGCCGTTTCGAAAAATTCAGATTCCGTTGCTGGATAAGGATGGAGCTGGCGGCCAAAAGCTGGAGTTCCTCGGGGACGGACAACAGATCGCCGCGTTCGGGATTCACCCGGATACCCAGGCCCCCTATACATGGTTTGGCGGTGAGCCGGGCGACGTCGCGCATGCGCAATTGCCGCTTATCACCGAAACGCAGGCGCGGTGGCTTGTCCAAAAGAGCGCCGAGCTTCTGATCGAGCGGTTTGGCTATAAGCCGAAAACTTCAGCCACTGTTGAGGTTAAGCAAGCCGGAAACGGGCATGACCCAGCGCCGGTGACGGTCATCGATTCCAGACAGGCGCGAGAGTGGGCGGAAAACCTCGCCGGCATCACAGCCGGCACCGACCTGCATGATTCAATCGCGTCGATGGCGATGAAGCTCCTGCGGTCGGGGATGTCCGACGGGTCCGCAGTTAATTTCCTGCGGGCACACATGGAGGCGGCGCCGCTCGCGCGCAATGAGCGCTGGCAGGAGCGGTTCGACGATATCCCCCGTGCCGTAAGCACAGCCCGCGGCAAGCTCGTGAAAGAGGAAGCCAAGGCCGCGAGGCCGGCGCCGGAGTTGCCCTCAGAATGGTTGGCTGGGGCCAACATCGTCCGCGGTGACACTGGCAAGGCGCTCCCCGTTGTCGCCAATGCGATCATCGGCGTGCGGGCGCTCTATCCTGACCGTTTTGCGTTCGACGAGATGTTGCGGACGACAGTGTTTCGTGGGCTGCGGACGCCGATTACAGACAATGACGCGGTGCTGGTGCAGGAACGAATTCAGCATGAAGGATTGAAGCGCATGGGGAAAGACACGGTGCAGGACGCGATCGAGGTGGTGGCACGGGAGAACGCATTCCATCCGGTGCGGCAATATCTCGAAGGGTTAGTGTGGGACGGCACTGAGCGTGTGGCGTTTCTGTTTCCAAAGTATTTCGGAGCGCTCAACGGGCCTTACGAGCGCATCATCGGCGAGATGTTTTTGATCTCGATGGTGGCGCGCATCTTTGTACCAGGGTGCAAGGCGGACCACATGCCGGTGATCGAGGGGCCGCAAGGCGCGCTCAAGAGCACAGCTTGCAGGATATTGGGTGGGCAGTGGTACGCCGACGACATGCCCGACCTCGCCGACGGCGGCAAGGATGTGAAGCAGTACATCCGCGGCAAGTGGCTGATCGAGATTTCGGAAATGCACGCGATGTCGCGCGCCGACAACACGCTGCTTAAGACTTTCATTTCAGGACAGGAGGAGCGCTACCGCCCAAGTTTCGGGCGCCGGGAAGTGATCGAGCCGCGCATGTGCGTGTTCGTCGGCACCACCAACAAGGACACGTATCTGAAGGACGAAACCGGCGGCCGGCGGTTCTGGCCGGTCAAATCAGGGATCATCGACATCGTCGCCCTGGCAGCCGATCGCGACCAGCTCTTTGCTGAGGCCGTGCATCTCTACCGGGCCGGAAAGCTGTGGCATCCCGACAAGGAGTTCGAGCGGCAGTACATCAAGCCGCAGCAAGACGCGAGGTATGAGGATGACGCCTGGGAGACGGCAATCGCAGCTTTTTTGAAGTCCGACACAACCGCGGTGACGTCGGGTAAGACGACGGTTTGGGCGGTCGCGAAATCGCTTGGATTTGAGACGTCCAGGCTCGGAACTGCGGACCAAAGACGCATCGCGGCGGCGCTTGTCAGGGTTGGATGGGAGAGGACAGGGAAACAGGATGATGATGGTCGCATCATGTTTGTGAACAGGAATGTTTATGGAAGACTTCCGAGATGATCTGTATGGTCTGTTTTTGTCTTACTATACTACCTTTTTCAGACCATTCAGAGCACTCAGACCATTGACTCGTATAGGCAGTGTTTTGTAATTATCTCCTATATAGCAAAATGCTCTAGGTGCTCTATGTGATCTGTAGTTGAAAATTTTGTGAGGACAACCCGATGCCACTTTCCATGTCGTTCAGCGTGCTTCGAGCGAGTGTTGCCAAGAGGGTCGACAGGACTAATAATGGTATCCTAGTGAGGATAGACAAACACAACTCAGAATCTTGCAAATCACGCATAGATTGTGAGGTGATCGAAGTGGTGACGGCCAACCTGGCGCCGCAAATCCGCGTTCGGTGCGGGTGTGGTCGCAGGATGGATTGCGTGCTGCCGCGCAAGTGGTTTACGCCTGCTCAAATCGATCAGATGGAAAAGCTGCGGTTGGAACCTGGGCAAGCTGTCGAATGCCAGAGGTGCCATGTTTTTACGATCAATGTCGAACAGCACCATGTGGCGCCGAGGCAGTTCTTCGAGGATTCGGATGAATGGCCGACGATTGCGCTGTGTCAGTGCTGCCATGTACGTTGGCATCAGGTTATGAACGCTCGCGTCTCCACCCCCCCTCAGACTCCCCAAAAAACGCTCTCCAGAGGCTCCCCAGACGCTTGGGAACCACGTCGTGGGCGGTAGACGGTCTAAGGGAGTTCAAGTCGAGAGAGACATCCGCCGTTGGCGTATTGCCGAGCTGCGTGTCCAAGGTAAGAGTTGGGCTGAGATTGGCCGTATCGTCGGGATGGATCGTTCCGACGCTCACAAAATGCTGAACCGAGTGCGAAAAAGGAATCCCTATGGACAATCAGACGCCAAAACCGATGTGGGGACCGTGGTCGACAGAGTTGAGAGACCCGGCTGAGCAGTTCGCTCAACTGCGCTGCCTGCGGACGCTCATCCATGTGCTCGTCGGTGATCGGAGAAGCGACTATAGCGACAGCGTCAAGCATTTAGAGCGGGCGCTCCAAGCAGCAGAAGATCACATTCGACTTCATGGGTTCTGGTTTGCCGACGAGAACATGGCGCTCGCCGACGCTCGTGCGCTGTTCGATGCGCTCCCGGCCGCGCGTCAGCGCGACATCATCGCGACATTCGCGGTGCTCCACAAACCTGTTGCGCCCCCGAAAGAGGAATGATATCAAAAATTCATGTGGACGGTTTTCATCGTGGTCATCTTCGGAATCTCGTTTGCATATTTGGCCTGGGAGCTGACAAAGTCATGAGACGCCAGCGTCGCACCTCCGTCGGTCGCATGGAGGCCAACAAGATCAAGCGCAGCGCTGAGCAGCGCGCCAGAGACACGCATAAGCAGGTCCAGGACCTGATCACGTCTGTCAATGAGAGCGTCAAGGGTCGCGGAGACGAATACGGCGTTCCAGACGCGATGCTGGAACTTGATGCTGCTCTACGCCTTGCCATGCTCACCGGCCACGCTGGCGCCGCCGTGTCGGCTATCATGGGTAAGTGCAAGCTCCAAGGGCTGATCATTGATCGCTCCGTTTCGGCCATTGGCAAGCCAGGGGATTTTTCTCAACCGCAGACCATCGACGATCTCGTTGAGGATATGCGGGAGAATCTTGGGTCACGGACGGCTGAGAGGTTCATCGATCTTCTCCGTGGTTTGGGAATAGAATGCCAAGGGGACGAACAGGTGATTGATGGGCAAGCGCAAGAGTAAACAGCCTATCGATGATGAGAGGTTGAAAAAAATTTGGCCAACAGACATCCCCGATGAGGAAATGGCCAGGCGACTTGGTCATCATCGTGGAGTTCTGAGACGGCGTGCTCAATTTTTGGGTTTACCGCTACGCCGTGCAGCAAGAGGCAGATTTATGGACAAACCGAAAAGGATTAACGTCACACAAGTGCGATATCGTGAAGCGCTACAAAAGATCGCCAATGGCGTTACCGATCCTGTCGAAGTGGCGCGTGAGGCGATACGTGAGCATCGGGCTGAGCGGCGCCGTAGTCTCGTTGGTATCCGCTTCACACGTCTGAAGGTGATATTCTATGCCGGCATGAGGCAACGTCCAGATGGCAAGGTTCTGCGCAAGCGGGCGACATGGCTTTGCATGTGCGATTGCGGTACGCTTTGCCGTATCGAGGGCAACACTCTCTTAGCCGGGAGTACCAAGTCGTGCGGTTGTCTGCGCTCCGACCAGATGCAGCGGTTCTACAAGCACGGCCGCTACGCCAAGAGGCTGATGCCGCCGGTTCAGATCGAGGTGCTCCATGATTCCGTTTCAAGAGTACAAAAAGTTGGAGATCAGGGACAAGCTGAAATTCTGGATGGACCTGCCGCAAGGCGCGACGCTGCCTGACGACTGGCCGAACGTCGGTGAGTGGCATTTCCACATCCGCGACGTTTGTAAGGAGGCGTTTGAGGAGATCACATTCCTGCGGTCCGTTGCCGGTGCTGTCAGTCAGGGGCGGAATTTCGAGGAGTTGAGGAAAGCGAGCCGACGGTGATGGCTGTATTTCTGCGATGTTAGAGAGACTGTCCAGCTCTGATATCCTGCCACCCTGGCATCCATTTGGTGGTCTGCGCGAGCACGGCTACGGCGCCATACTCGCCGATCCGCCGTGGCGTTTCAAAACCTACAGCGAGAAAGGTCGCAACCGATGTCCGGACTGGACAGGGGATTTGAAGAACTTAAAGGGTTCTCCGTGCAGGCATTACGAGACGATGACTCTGCCGACAATAAAGTTTATTCCGGTATCACAACTTGCGCTGCCCAACTGCGCCTTATTCCTCTGGGGTTGCTGGGCCACACTTCCACAGACGATGGAAGTTATCGATGCGTGGGGCTTCACATACAAGACGGCAGCGTTCGTGTGGTGCAAGTCTGGCCGAATGGGGCTTGGGTACTGGACGAGGCAAAATACCGAATTCTGCTTACTCGCGACGAAGGGAAAACCGCAACGGATATCCAAGGCAGTCGTCCAGGGGATTATAGCGCCGCGCCGGCTTCACAGCCAAAAGCCTGACGAAGTCCGCGAGCGCATTGAACAACTTGTCGCCGGTCCGTATATTGAACTGTTCGCGCGCAGCTCGCGTCCTGGCTGGGATAGCTGGGGTGATCAGGATGGAGAATTAAATGTCACCCACAAATGAGACCATGACGACGGCACGGGACGTGATCGCAGAATGGATCGTCAACCGGGGCTTTGCGCCGCCGCACCAAGCATTGCGCCACGCTGACAAGTTGATTGACCGCTTTCTCGCTGAAAGCTCCGTCCATCAAGAGTTGGCAGCGCTGCTCAATCCGTGGCGGCCGATGAATACATTCCCCAAAGATTCTTGGTTTCTTGTGTGTGACAAGAAAAAGGAATGCGAGATCGTACATTCAACGGCTGTGGAGGCGGTTGGCATCAAAACATGGATTGGTTGGCTCCCTCTCCCTGCCCCGCCATCGGAAGACAAGACATGAGCGACGACATCCAACGAGCGTTTGAAAGCGGTGATTGGCAACCGGACGAACGAGAAGGTTTCGTCACTGACGATATCGCCGCGCTGATCGCTGAGCTTAAAGCCCGCGCGCACGAACGGGCTGGTAAGAACTCTATGGTGGAAGTCGAACAATTGCTGGAATGGCAAGCCGCCGATGCTCTCTTCCGCCTCACCGCTCCACCACTGCTGGCTTTCGATGGAGCCCCGGCTAAATTTGACGATCCACGATGGGTTGAAAATGCCCAGCCGCTTCCGGAGGAACCGACAATTCCGGCTATGATCACAGTCGGTCGTGGGCGTTTTCATGCTGGCGTCAAAGTGAGCACCGTACAAGGTGCGATCGATCGGCTGGTTGACCATGTCAAAGAACAACCGCTGCCGGAGGAGATCGCAGGGCTGATCGAGAGATTGCATCGACACCCGAATCTGGCCTGCATGGAAGCCATTAAACTCCTCCGCGCGCAGGCGCAGGAGATCAAGAGGCTGAAGGACGAGCGGAACGACCTTGAGAGCGACTATCTGCGACGGCACAGAGACGCCTGCGACCGCCAGGAACGCATCCGCGAACTCGAAGCCGAGCGCGACGATTTGGTAGCGCAGCTTCATGTCGCCCTTGCTTCGGTAGGGTACAATCAAGGCGTGGCCGCCGCCATCCGGGCGAAGACGATCAAGGAATTAATCGCGCTCATGGACAAGTCAAAGACATGGGGCGATTTTGAAAGAGCTATGAAGTTGTTGTGATGGTCATCCTCGATGCCTTCCCCGCCGATACCGCCGTCGGTCCGGCGGTCGGCGGAATGTCGAAGGCTGAAGTGATGGTCGAGCTGCAACGTTACAAGCCGCTCACCGCCAAGGATGTGCGCACCGACGAGCCATGGCTGGAGCGGCGCCGCCGCTTGTGGAGGCGATTGGATGCTTGGACGACTACTCGGTAGCTTGGGTCTTAAGCCGCTCGACCAGCGTCCGCATCGCGACGAGCTGGAACTCCATCAGCAACAGTGTGACCTTGGACAGCTCGATGATAGCTGAGGCTGAGGTGTCGTATTCGCCCAGGCGCTCGCGCTCTTTTACGAATCCGCGCATCTCCTTGAGGTAGGATTCGAGCTGCTCAATCATCGCGGGGAGTTGTGCGAGCGCATCGTTGGCGTCTATCTTCGAGTCCATGCCATCTCCTTTCGAAATTGCTGTTCGCAACGCTGCCCTGGCCGCCGAGATGGGGACCAAGCAGCTTTGCGAGGAATCGCTGATCGAGCTGACTGCCTATCTGTGGGACGTCGCCGACCCTGGCGAGCCGCTGGTGGGCGGCTGGGCCATGGATGCCATAGCCGACCATCTGGAGGCAACCTTTTATGACCACATCAAACGGCTTCTTATCACTGTTCCGCCGGGGTTCTCGAAATCGTCACTCACAAATGTCTTTTTTCCGCTCTGGGTCTGGCTGCGAACACCACACGCCAGATTTATCGGGGCTAGCTACGAGTCCGGCATTCCGGAGCGCGACAATCTCAAGTGCCGTCGACTCATCCAACACGAGAAGTGGCAGCGATTTTGGGCAGATCGCTTTACGCTCATCGTCCCTACCACCGTTGAGCGCTTTGAGAACGACCGAACCGGATGGAAGATGGCCACCGCCGTCGGCGCTAAGCTCCTCGGCTATCGCGGCAACTACATCATCATCGACGACGCCAACGATCCCTCGATCGAACACCAGTCCGGCGCCAAGCGCATTCAAGCGGTTCGTTGGTTTCGCGAGGTGGTTCCGACAAGATTGAACAACATGAGCCGTGACAAGATCATCGCCATCCAGCAGCGTCTGCACATGGAAGACGTCGCCGGTACCGCTCTGAGCCTGGAACACGAGAACTACGTCCACCTCAACATTCCGATGGAATACGAGCCGCGGACCTACATCAACGCCTGGGCGCCGCCGGACTTGGATGATCCAGATGGTCCTGACCAGATCGTCACTCTGTTCGACGAAACTGCTGAGGCCGCGGTCGCGAGCGATCCTGACGCCATCTACTGGCAGGACCCGCGCACCGAACCCGGCGAGCTGGCGTGGCCTGAGCGGTTTACCGCCAAGATGGTGGCCGTGCTCAAGAAGACGCTGGGCAAGACCATGTCGTCAGCCCAGCTCCAACAGCGCCCGGTGCCGCGCGGCGGCAACATCATCAGAACCGAGAGTTGGAAGTTGTGGGATAAGGATATTTATCCTACGTTCTCCTACGTTCTTGCCACACTCGACACCGCCTACACTGAGAAGACGTCGAACGATCCGTCGGGCATCACCATCTGGGGCTTGTTCTACGACAACACCGGAATGGTCGACGTCCGCCTTGTCGACCGCATGGGCAAGCAACTCCCGCTGATGGAGGAGGAAGGCAACCCCAAGGTCATGCTGATCTATGCCTGGACTGATAACCTGGAACTCAACGACCTTGTCCGCCGGGTCCTGCATACCTGCACCAGGAATCAGCTCAATTACGGGGCCGACCTGCAAGGGCAGCCTCGCTTCCCGGTCGATACGCTCGTCATCGAGGGAAAGGCTTCCGGTCTAAGTGTCCAACAGGAGATCACCCGCCTGCTGACGCTCGGCCGCGGGCGCACGCTCAACGTCGAGATGCTGCCGGCAAAATTGTTAAGGGATGACAAATTGTCGCGGCTGGTTTCTGTCTCACATCTGTTCGAAAACGAGGTGGTCTACGCTCCCGACAAGGAGTTCGCTGGCAAGGTGATAGACCAAGTTGGAAATTTTCCTTACACCACCCACGACGAGTACGTCGACTGCACTTCGATGGCGATGCGTTGGTTCCGCGACCACGGCTTTGCACCGACTCGCGAGGAGCTGTTCGAGGAGGCCGACAACGCGGTCGCTTACAAGCCAAAGATGAAACCGCTCTATGGAGGAATTTGATGATTGACTAATTGTATTTCAATTATTAAATAAATTCTCTCTGGGCTAGGCATGGCATGGCGAGTCCAGGCGCGGCTGGGAGCGGCGCGGCCAGGCGGGGCGAGGCGAGGCGGGGCGCGGCGCGGCACGGAACGGCCAGGCCCGGTTGGGCAAGGCACGGCGGGGCACGGCGCGGCCTGGCACGGCAGGGCAAGGCGCAGCACGGCAGGGACCGGCAAGGCGCGGCGAGGCAAGGCGAGGCTATCATGACACCAAGAAAGGGCACTAACGATGAAACCAGTAGATGTGAAAATTGCGAAGCGGGTCGAATTAACAACGCGAAAGATCAGGTTGATCGGTCTGACCGACATCATGTTCGATCGATACCCTGGAGACAACAACACTCAGCTCGAACCGCACCAGAAATTGTACCTGGAACCCGGAGACTCGCGAATTATTGGTCTGCCCTCGATCAACATTATGAGCTTTCTTTCGGCCCACAACACAAATTCCGCACCGAAACGGCTACGCGACAAAAGAAAGTTTAAGGACATTGCCAACGCAATGCTGTCATTCGTTTCGATCAAGGAGTTGTTCATACCGCTGATACGTGACGGTAAGCCAATCGTGTTCGGAGGGTTCGACGGTGATCGCGATCCACTGAGCGGAGCATACATCCACCGCGCGGTAGCCCGTCTCGACAAAGGGATTCCCAATCCGAAGGTTCGGCCTGTCGTTCCGTTGGATTGGAGCATCGAATTTACAATGGACATTTTTTCAAACCGTGAGATTCGGGAGGTGGACATTCAGAATTTGATCGAGGAAGGTGGCCGCGCTGTCGGTCTTGGCACTTGGCGTGGAGTCTTTGGCAAGTTTTTAGTTGACGCTTGGGATTGAACGTGGCTGGGCACGGCATGGCTGGGCAAGGCCCGGCGAGGCATGGCGAGGCGAGTCCGGGCACGGCAAGGCTGGGTGCGGCAGGGTATGGCATGGCAAGGCAAGGCAAGGCATTTAATGCAGAACAAATTGATCTGGGTGTACCAAAACGGCCGCATGTCGCCGCAGCTCTGTCACGACGCGCCAGATCACAAGACCGTCGGGATAGCCAAGGTCGTAGCCAAGTTCAACCTGACTGTCGATGATCTCAAGCTGAGCTTCGACGAGCTGGTCGCCAAGTATCCGGCGCCGAGCGCGGTCGACGCCGAAGTTATTCCACCCCCGGCGCCTCTCCTTCGGCAGCCTGGATTTCCGCCGGAATGAACGGGCGAATCGGTACCAGCTCTCGCTCGGCCGCTTCGCTATGCTATGCTCGAATTGCGCAAAGCGGAGAACCTGTAAATGTTTAACTGGTGGCGCCGGCATCATCCTCCATCGAACTTCCCGCCGGCACCCGCTTTCATCAAGCGCCTGACGCTGCGCGTCAGCTACAATCCGAGGAGCAAAAAAGCCATGTCAACTGTACTTCTTGAATGGGATGACCCGACGGTCCGGACCGATACCCCGCCGACTGCCCTGCCGCCCGCCGAGATCATGGAGATCGATGTTTTCGATTTTCCTGACACTCCCGGTGTTCCTACGGTCAACACGCAGATCGGCACCGTTCCCGGTCCCGGGACGTCGTTTGCGACCGGGACTCTCGACGTTGGCGTCCATCGCTTTACTGTCGTGGTCCGTGACACCACTGGCCATGTCTCGGCGCCGTCGAACGTGGCGACCATTACCGTGCCGGCCACCCAGGCACCGCCGGCCGCCGTCACCAACCTGCGGGCTACCCTCCAGCCCTGAGCCATGTTAGCCTGCCGGGCTACTGGAGCGCACCATGGCCCGGCAACCCAACGTCATCTCGCTAGAGGGCTACCAGAGCCGCCTGCGGCTGTCCCACGGCAAGCAGGATGCCGACGACGTTCGTCGGGACGAACACCGGCGCGCTCAAGGTCTCCCGAACAAGACCGGCCGGGCGCTCAACGCCCGCGGCAAGGACTCCTTCACAAGCAAGGACGCTGCCGATATCGGCACCATGCGTCCCGACATGAATTCCCCCGCCAATGAGCCGATCGTCGGCGATTCGATCGTTGACATTGCCCAAGGCGTCGCGATGCCGGTCAATCGTGCCGGCGATGCCAAGTCGATCGAGCTGGGCGACGGCAGCGTCATCATCGACTTAAATCCGTTTGCGTCCGCCGACATTGAGGAAGGCGACGACAAGAATCGCGATTTTTCTGACAACCTCGCCGACGATATCAACGACATGGAGCTGGCGGCGATTTCCGCCGAAATCCTGGAAGGCATCAGGCAAGATGAAGAAAGCCGCCGCGATATACTTGAGACCCGTCAAAAGGGTATCAAGTTACTTGGTTTACGGATCGAGGAGCCTCGCGGTGATGTTGGCACTTCGTCAGCTCCGCTGGAAGGCATGTCCACTGTGCGGCATACCCTTCTCCTCGAAGCATGCGCCAGCTTTCAAGCTGGTGCACGTGCAGAGTTGCTGCCATCGGAGGGGCCAGTCAAGGTTCGCGTCGATCTTCCGCCTGGAGCGCAGCCAGCACAGCCCGGTCAGACGCCGCAAGGTCTGGGGCAGCAGCCGCTCGACGAACTCGGCGAGGCCCTTCAGAAGGACATGAACCACTACCTGACGACGACCGCGTCAGAATACATTCCCGACACCGACCGCATGTTGTTTATCGTAGGATTCTCAGGTGATGGATTCAAAAAGCTATACCACGACCCGCTCAAGCAACGACCAATGTCTGTCTCTGTTGACCCTGAAGACCTTATCGTTTCCAACATGGCGACTGATATCGAGAGCTGCGGACGAGTTACGCACCGTATGCGGATGCGACGTTCGCTCCTTCGACGAATGCAGATCATCGGAGCTTACCGCGACGTGCATATCCAACAAGCTGCGGTCGCGGACACGCCAGATGCGGTGAAGCAGGAAATCGCCGACGTCGTTGGCGCCAAGCCGGAGCCGATGCGGCCCAAGGACGTCGACTACACCCTCTACGAATGCTACTGCGAGCTGGACATCGACGCGTTCGCCCCCGAACAATTCAAGGGCAAGGCGCTGCCTTTGCCTTACCGCGTGACGATCGAGAAGGATTCGAAACAGGTTCTCGAAATCTCACGCAACTGGAAAAAGGATGATCCGCTGTGTCAGACGAGGCAGACCTTCGTACAGTATCCGTTTATTCCCGCACTTGGGTTCTATTCCCTTGGGTTTCTGCATCTGCTTGGCAACACTACACTCGCACTTACTGCGGCTACGCGGGAGATGCTCGACGCCGGGATGTTCGCGAACTTTCCTGGTTTCGTATATGCGAAACAGGTTGGCCGCCAATTGACGAATCAATTTCGCTGTCCGCCGGGCGGCGGTGTTCCGATTGATCTTCCCGCCGGCATGACGGTGCAGCAGGTCGTGATGCCGCTGCCTTACAAGGAAGTCGGCCCGGCATTTCCTGCCTTCATTCAGCATGTCGAACAGAACGGCCGCCAGCTCGCGATGGTGTCGAATGCTCCGGTCGCCGAAGGCAAGCAGGATGCGCCGGTGGGCACCACGCTGGCGCTGATCGAACAGCAGACCAAGGTGCTGGGCTCGGCCTTCAAACGCCTGCATATCGCGCAAAGCCGCGAATTCAAGCTCCTCGTCGATCTGTTCAAGGAAGACCCGGAGGCAATGTGGCGCCACAACGAGCGCCCGCAGATGGCCTGGACGAAGAAACAGTTCCTCTCGGCCTTGAAGCGCTACGAGTTGGTTCCGGTCGCTGATCCCAACAACCCGACCAGCCTGCATCGTATGGCCAAGGCAGCCATGCTCAAAACTCTCCAAGCCGCCAACCCCGGCATCTACGATCCGATTGCGGTCGACCGTCGCGTGATGACCATGGCGGCGATCGATCCGGAGGGTCTGTTCAAGGGGCCGGCGCCAACGGCGCCCGATCCTATGATGATGCTCCTGCAAGCCAAGATTCAGCTTGAGAATCTGAAATTGCAGCAGAAGGACAAGGAGCTTCAGCTCAAGGCCGCAACCGCGGCCATGCAGCAGCAGGGCAAGGCTGCCGACCGTTCGTCCCAGGAGCGCGTCGAGCTGCTCAAGCAGGACATCGTCAAAATGGAGCAGCAATCCCAACTCGTGCTGTCTGGGCTCAAGCACAACGCCGATATGATCATGCATGTGCACGGTCAGATGGCGAGCGCAGCGAGCGGCCGAGCGAGAGATGGTTCGGCTTTCCCAGGCAAGCCCGGCGGTGATGGCAGCTCGCCGGGGATGCAGAGCGAAGCCGAGCACAAGCCAACGTCAACAGGAGTTGTTGATTAAATTGTCTAATGCAAGGATCGAATCATGGACGAAGCGGGAACGGTACGTGAACAAATAATTTTGAGCTTACCACAGTGGCGCTCGCACAAGATCGTGCGCGCCGCGCCGATCCGGGCGGTTTATGCGACTGAAGGCGACAATCCGCCGGGCTGGATTGTCTATCTCGACGGCGGCCCTGATCCTGATGGTTTTCCTTCGATTTACGTCAAGCCGGAGCTGTTCTCGCGCTACATGCCGAAACCGGGCGACTATTTCGTCGTCTACGACGACGGTTACGAGTCCGTGTCACCCAAAAAGGCTTTCGAGGAAGGCTATAGCTGCCTTGAAGGCAAACCGGCGGTAGGGGTAGTATGACCACGAACAGAGCATAGGGGTTTCACCATGTCGAACCACCCGATGAAGTCCCAGGCTCACGCGTCGAGTCGCGACAAGTTCCGGGCCATCACCGGCCAGAGCGGTGGAGGGCATGCCTATGGCGGTAGCTCGCATCTCAAAAAAGCAGGCAAGGGCGGTGATCTCCAAACATGGTCCGGGCACCACAAGACGCACCGGAAAGCCGAAGAACGCGCCTGCGGCGGACGCGCCAAGCCCCGGGCCGATCGGCGCGCCCGTGGTGGCAAGGAGTTCAAGTCGGAGACTTACGGGCCGCCGGATTCCCGCGAAAGCTCCATCGATACCTCGAAACTGAAGGCTGGCAAGGGCAGGAATCCGCAGAACCAAGGGTCAGAGAACGTTGGGGAGGAGTGGTACAAGCGCCTTGCTGGCAGAGGCGAGAAAACCAAGTCCGGCATGTCTGATCAAGACCTGAAAGGTCTCGCCTACGGCAAGCGCGGCGGCAAGATGAAGCGCGGCGGCCGCGCGCTCGGCGGCGCCAAGAATCCCGATTGGGACGATGAGGATTCGACTCGCCAGACCATTCCGGTCAAGGAGAGGCCGGTGCAGTCATCGAAAGGTGACCCATCTAACCGCAAGCGTTGGACCTACGAGCCGCCGCAGTATGAGGATTGGGGCATGCACCCGGCGAGCGGGCGCAAGAAATATGCCCGCGGCGGCAAGGCTCCGGGCAAGGTCATCATCAACGTCAACGCGTCACAGCCCAGGCCAGCGGCACCACCGCCGCGGCCGGTGCCACCCCCAATGCCACCCGCCGGGGTGGGAGCCGGTCCGCCGCCTGCTCCTCCAGCCGGTGGCATGCCTCCTCCAGGGGGCGGCGGCCCGCCTGGGGGAGGCACCAACCCCCTGGCCGCGCTCAAGGGCGGCATGGGCTTCGCCCGGGGTGGCCGGGCCAAGGGGCAGCATCCAAACCCCGCTGGTGGGCCGCGTGGCGGCGATGCCAAATATGATCTCGCCGGCTGGCGCAAGTATGCTGCCACCGATCGCGAGAAGCGCATGTCGGGCAAGGCCGGAATGACGCAGGCTTACACCAAGAAGATTGGCGACGACGGCTCGCTCGATGTCCAGCCAGTGAAGCAGGGACGGACCAGTCGCGCCCACGGTGGCCGCATGACGGCCGGCGCTTTTTCCGGCGAGGGCCGTCTTGAGAAGGCCGCCATCTCGGCTAGGGACCGCCATCGGTGATGGCCACTTATCACGCCAATCCGCCGCCTTGGTTGGGCAGTGGCCACGCCCAAAATCGCTACGCTCCACAGCAACGGCCACAACTCGCGCCAAGCTGGCCTGAAATTCTTGACGTTTCGCCGCTGGCCGACAGAGCGGCCATCAAGGCTGCGTTCCGCCGGAAGGCGCAGCAGTTCCATCCCGACCACGGCGGTACCGATTACCAGATGCGGTTGATCATCGGGGCCTACAAGGAAGCCTTGAGGGCTCGCCGTGCATAACATCTGGTACGGGAAGCTGCTTCGCCGGCTTGACGAGAGGCGTCAGGAGAGGGCTAAGTATCTCATTGACGGCGGCGCCCAGGACTATCCGTCATACAAATTCCAGGTTGGATATCTTCAGGGGCTCGCCGATGCTCTCCTTGAAGCCGAGGAGGTAGACCGCGAACAAATGGGAATGTCGCCTCATGCCCCTCGCCCTACCACATGAAGCCGTCAAGAAATACTCTCAGATCACCGATCTGAAACAGTACATTGCCGAAGTCTTCAAGCAGGTCATGCCAGACCTGATGGATATCACCCTCAACCGCGTCTTGTGTGCGGCCTACATCGCCAGCGAGAAGACGGCCGGTGGCATCATCAAGCCGCAAGACCTTGTCGCCGAGGATATCTGGCAAGGCAAAGCCGCGCTGGTGCTCAAGCCTGGACCGTCGGCGTTTCTCGATTCTCCCGAAGTCACCTTTCACGGATTTCTCGTCAATCCCGGAGACTGGGTGACATTCAAGGTCGGCAACTCGTCGCAGATCGAGATCAGGGGATACCCCTGCCGCATCGTCGCCGACCACTTCATCGAGTCCAGAGTTCTTGATCCGAGGGCAGTGACATCATGACGGCGCCATCAGAATTAAGGCAGACGCACACATACGTCCTAATGGACGTGCCGCCGGAGCTGTACGACATTGTCCGCCAGAAACTCCTCGACGCCGGCTACGACCACGCGGTCGACGACAAGGAGGGCGAGCTGGATATGCACGGCATCGCGCTGGTGAAGTCGCCATGACTACCAAAGACGCGCTGAAGCAGGGCTACGCCAAGGGCGCTGGCGCCAAGGTCAAGCGCGACGCCTTCCTTTACATCGACGGCAAGGGGGCGGATACCGGGCAGTGTTCCTCGTGCAAGCTGTGGGTCAAGGGAGCTGACATTTGCCTGATCCACGGCATGCACATCAAAATTAAGGGCACCGCTTCGTGTGGCCTCTACGTTCCCGGTAAGCCGGTATCATCCGGGCTGGCGCAGGAGCTGGTCACCCCAGAGGAGTCCGGCCTTGTCGAGCGCAAGGTCAGATGCGGGAATTGCAGGTTTTCCAAAAATGGTGCTACGGTATGCGGACTGTTTTGGTATGTGAATGATTGCATGCCGGAGATTTTCGATCTCGATATCAAGATCGAGCCGCAAGGGTGTTGTAACGCACAAATGCCATGAGGTGACCCATGCCGCGTCCAAGGCCGCTTCGTCAACCCGTCAATCCTAACCTCCCTGATACGGGAGCGGTGATGGTCGATCTCAACGCCGCCGGTCCTGAGCCGCCGGCCAGGATCGTCTACGGCTCGTCGGTGCCGGCCCTTGCCGGTTCCTCATCTGGTGCGCAGCCCGGCGTATTTGCGCACGGCGCCATCAATCCCGAGGTTACGGTCACCGCGCGCTCAGACGCAGCGGTTGCGCCACAGTCCGACGACGGCGACTACGATGATGCGGAGGAGCTGAAAAAGACCCGCGAGCGCGCCAAGGAGCGTGACCGCGCCAAGGCGTTGGAAGCTGATCACGCCAGGGTTACGCAGTGGGGTCAGGATCAAGCCAACCGTGCTGCGCTCGCGACCCACGCGCTCCAGGAATCCCAGCTCGACACCATCGAGACGGCAATCACCGCGGCCGAGGGTGAGGCGGAAGCCGCGACCAATAGCTGGGCTGAGGCCATGTCCAAAGGTGATTTTGTCACCGCCGGCCAGTCCCAGCGCAAGATGATGGCGGCCCAGAGCCGCATCGAGACGCTCAAGGCCGGCAAGGATGAGCTGGCGACTGAAGTTCGCAAGAAGCCCCAAGCCGCCGCGCCGCCGCCGCCCTCGATGATGAACAATGTCGAGGTTCAATTAGCGCGGATGCCGAATTTGATCGACTCGGAGCGCCAGTGGATCAGGGATCACCCTGATTCGATGGAGAACCGGGAAAATCAACAGAGAATGCAGATTGCGTTTCTCGACGCGACCAAGCGCAATCTTACGCGCGGGTCGCCGGAGTATTTTGCGTTCTTCAACGAGCGCATGGGCTACGACGATGATGGTGGGGATGGGGGTCAGGAGGAGCCGGTGGCGCAACCGCAGCCTAGATCGAGGCAAAACGGAGGAGGCCCGCGCGTGTCAGCTCCTGTCGTTCGTTCCGGCGGCGGTACGCTGCGGCCGGGTCAATACCTACTGACGGAAAAGCAGCGCGAAGCTGCGCGGATATCCGGGATCGACGAAATCACCTATGCGCGCGGATTGCAGCGCATGATGGAGGCGAAGTCGCAGGGCATGTATGGGAGTTCTGAGCAGAAGTAACTATCTGAGCGGAAACGACCATGAAAGGATCGTCGCCATGTTCTTCCCGCCCTGGGACTTAATTCTTGTAATCGTCTTAATCTGGATTTTCATACCGAAGTCCACTCCGCGTGGATGGGGTCCAGATTGAATAGGAGGTTGTGATGGCACGAGACCCCACACCGTTCGATCCGATGGCTGCACCGCATATGCCGCCTACAGGAAAGCGCGCTCCTGAACCCGGCCCATCGCTGAAGCCACAGCGCCATGTTCTACGGCCGATCGAAGAATATGTCGAGTTCGAGGAGGAGGGCCAGCTCCGGATTCCACGCAATGAATGGCCGCCGGGTTTTGCGCTCAAATGGGTCACTTTTGCGGTGTGGGGTCAGCCGTTTCCGCAGGTCCGTGCGCGCAGTGAAAAAGCCGGCTGGGTTCCTGTCCACCAGGAGGATTTCGACGGCAGATACCGCGGCCGGTTCATGCCGGCAGAATTCAACGGCGAGATCGTCATCGACGGTCTTGTCCTGATGGCGCGGCCGCAGTCGTGGGATGACAAAGCGGATGCGCTCAACCGGCGTCGGGCAATGCAGCGCGTTCAGATCAAGGAGATGCAGCTCCGCATGGGCGATCTTTCCGGTGTGACGCTGGCGTCCGACCATCCGACTGCGGTGCGCTCGAACATCGTCGAGCGCTCGGTCGAGGCTATTGCGGTGCCCCAGAAATGACGCTTCTGTTCCTCAAGAAAGATGACGACTCCGATCACCACGCTATCCTCAACACCAACACCATCTGCTTCATGGAGGGTGCTGATCCCACTGATGAGTGGCCCGGCGGCACTAAAACGAAGATTCTGTTTGGCGGCGGTGGTGTGATTCTCCACACGCCCTACAAGGTGATTGCCGACCAGATCGCCAAGGCGATTGAGCAGGGATACGTCTTGTCTGCGCAGCTTAACGAGGCCCATCGCAAGGCTGCCGTGGAGGATAACCGTAAAATGATGATGGAAGTGATGGAGCCGTTCCACCACAATCACGATTGACATTGCCGTCGGCATTGTGCGACAGAAATTAAATGGCAAGCACTGAAACATCTGACGGCTACGAATTCGAATGCGATACGTGCGGCAAAGTCATTGACCCGCCGAAGATGGGTCGTGGGTCTGATAAGCCGGATTTCTTGTTTTGCTGGGAGCGCGCCAAGGAGAAAGGCTGGCGGGCGCGCAGTGCCTTGAGTAAGGATCGCAGGACTACGTATTGGAGGCACATATGTCCGTTGTGTTAGCGCGCATGAGCGATGTCCAAAAGCGGGATATGGCGATCGCCGCCCTGGAGCTTGTCGACGCGCTAGAAGACTATGCCTACACCCGCAAGGACGAAGACAAGAAGCGAGTCAGCGAGTGCCAGACCAGCCTTGTCATTATGGCGCGCAAGCTGAAGAAGGAGTTCGGCCTTGAAGACTCTCCAGGAAGTGGTTGACCGTAATCGGTATTACGTTCCCAACGGCGTGACGCTGGCGGCTGACTACATCAACAATTGCGTTGCGGTCTACAAGGACGGCAAGTTCCTGTTTGCCATTACCCGCAGGGAGATCGACGACGAGCCCGGTCAGTCTGGCGACTTCCTGCACCTATTGACAGAACGTCTTGAGCAGAAATAGAATACTTTCCTAGACCGGGGTTGCGCCGCGTCGGCGTCAGCTCCCAATCCTTCTGAGCGTTTCAGACGGCGGTCGGCCCCTGCACAAGGGGACGCACCTTGCCGTCTTTTTTGTGCCCGGGCTGCCGTCAACGGAGGCCGTCCCGTGGTCAATCAGATTGCACCGTTTGGCGTTCAAGACTTGACCCGGCGCGAGGGGGCGTCGCCGCAGTTTGGTCTGTCCCGGGCCTTCATTTCATCGTCTGACCCGACACCGATTTTCAGCGGCGATCTGGTGCAATTGCTTGGTTCCGCGCCGGCCAGCGGCGGATTCGGCCCCTACATAACGCAGGCATCGTCTGGCTTGCTGTCCGGGAACAGCTTCTATCAAGGCGTTTTCCGCGGCTGCGAGTTCCTCAATCTTGCCGTTGGCAGAGTCGTGTGGTCGCCATTCTGGCCCGGCGCCAGCGTCGGCGGCCCCAGCTCTCAGGCCGATCCTGTCGCCTACTTCGTGGCTGATCCCGATCTTCAATTGATCGCTCAAGCGACGTCTGCTGCCGTTATCGGTTCCAGCAACATCGGCCAGAACATCAATGTGACGGCCACCTCGTCGCTCGGCAACACCATCAGCGGACAATCGGTCATCGCGTTGACGTCGAGCGCGATTACGTCCAGCGCAGCACAACCTCTCAGGTTGATCGATTTCTATTCGAACTATGCGCCGCCCGGCGGTTTCGTGAACGGCACCGACAACACCGTTTCTGGACAAATCATGGTCGTGGGTTTGAACAACATCATGGCCAACAACACGTTCGGATCGTCGCTGTAAGGAGCTAATCCATGCCTATTGCACTACCGGCAATCCGCGATTTGCTCCTGCCGGGGCTGTGGGGGATATCTGGTCGATATCCCATGATCGAGCGGCAGTGGACCGGCATTTATCGACAGACCGAGTCCGAGATGGCGCTCGAACGGCGCGCGGCCATGCGGTACATGGGCTACGCCCAGCTCAAGCAGGAAGGCGGGCCTACTGCTTTCGACAACCGCGCTGGGCAGCGCTTCATCTACAATGCCGAGCACTTCGAAATCGGCCTCGGCTACGCGATCACTCGCAAAGCGATTGATGATAACCTCTACAAAGCTGAGTTCGGGCCGAGCAACGACGGCCTCATGGAATCCTTCAAGGAGACCGAGGAAGTCTACGCCGCCAACGTCATCAATCTGGCGAACGTCTTCAACCCGACCGTCCTTGGTGACGGCGTCTCGTTGATCAGCGCGACCGGTCATCCGATCGACGGCGCCCTCATCGCCAACCAGCCGAGCCCGGACGTCGATCTCAACGAGACGTCCCTTCTCAATGCCTGTATTCAAATACGATCGACTTGGAAGGACAACGCTGGCCTCAAAATCCACGCGCGCGGTCGCAAGCTGATCGTGCCACCGAACCTCGAACCGATCGCCGTTCGCCTGTTCCGTTCGGAGCTGCGTGTCGGCACCGGCAACAACGAAGTCAACGCGGTTCTGGGGATGGAGCAGTCCCTCAAGGACGGCTACATGGTGTATGATTACCTCACCTCGCCGTTCGCGTGGTTCGTCCTGACGAACATTGACGGTCTGGTATTCTTCCACCGCAAGCACTTCGAGACCGACATGACTGTCGAGTTCTCGACCGACAACCTGCTGGTTAAAGGATACCAGCGTTACGTGCCGTCGTACTACGAGTGGAGAAGTATCTGGGGTACTTTCCCGCTGAGCTGAGGCAGACATGAGAATCAGAAAGCACAATAACAAAGGCGGCCAGCCGCCGATGGTCATCAACGGGACCGGGATTGAATCCGGCACCATCCCGCCGACCTTCGAGCAAATTCAAACTGGTGCCGGTGCGGCCGGCACGACGGGCGCTGTTCTGGTCAATTTCATTTGGTCGACGCTGATCAACAAGTGAGGCGGCTATGAGCACACCGTGGGCACAAACGACGGTCTTGAGCACTGCGGCGCTGACATCGACGCCCATTGCGCTCGACCCGTTGGCGAAGATGACGGCCGTTCAGATTTCATTTTCATCGAGCGCGCAAACCGCCTCGATTGTTGTCCAGGCAACGCTCGACACGCCGGCTTTCCAATCCGGTGGCGCTGGCGGTGTTCTCCCACAGCCGCAACCGATCTGGTCACAGATTGGTCCGAACTCCTCGACTCAGCTTCTTCCGACGTCTTCCAATGGTCTTGTAAACATCGACAACACATTGATGTTTGTTGCGTTGCAGCCGCTCGCCGGATTGCGCATCAGCTCATCGACAGCACTTGGTGCGGGCCAGACCGTCACCCTCCGCGCCCTCCAATCCCCAGCCGCCTAACCGGGCATCCTGCCCCAAAAAACACCACCGGCCATGTAGCCGAGTAGGCAAACCGAACGGAGATGAGCGATGGCACATCGCCACAAAGCCCACCGGCGCGCAGCCGGCGGCAACGCCATGAAGGGCCGCGAGTCCTTCGTCACCGCGCCGACCGAGCGCGAAGCCAAGTCAACCAAGGACAAGTTCAAGCATGGGGGCCTGAAGGCTCACGGTCACAAGTCCAAAGCTCGCGCCGACAAGAAGGCGCGCGGCGGCGCATCCGGATTCGCGAAAGGCGGTGCCTCCGGCTTTGCGCGAGGCGGCGCCACCAAGAGCCCTTTTAGCTCGGCAGCGAAGGGCAACGACAAGGGGCGCTTCCCGTCGGACGCCGACCGCCATCAGCCGCGCGCGGCAGGCGGCCGGGCATTCAAGCGCGGCGGCGGTGTGCGTCCAGCCGCCGGCCACAAGCACGAGTACAACTTCGGCGGCCACGGCGGGCTCGGTCATGAGGAAGGGCTCCAGCGCTCCCATCCGCCAGTCCACCACAAGCACGGCGGGCCGGAGGGCGTCGTAGGTCACGGCTCCAAGCACCATGCCGGCCATGGCGGCCACAAGGCCCACCACCCACACCACGACGGCGCGCACCCCGCGCACGGTCATCACAGCCACAAAGCCAAGGGCAAGAAGCACCGTGCCCACGGCGGCAAAGTGGAGGATGACTGACGGCGAGGAAACCAAGCACGCCAGCAAGCGCGGCCGTGACGTCGACGACGATGTCGGCGATGAGGAAGATGACGAGGATTAGCCGTGCAGCCGTTTTACCTCACCGCAAAATCTTCCAGCGTTGCCGCGGCTAATTGGTTCGTTCTCGACGAAAAGCGCGACCCGATGAACACCGGCCTGTCGGTATCCGACCCCAGCGCCGCGGGATGGGTGCTGTCCGTTACGATGGACGATCCCGTCGGCTATCGCCCAAATCCGCAGCTCAATCCTGGCGCTCCAGGCGGCACCAGTGGCGGCGGTACGGTTGGCGGCAAGGTCGTGTCGATCTTCGGCTCGTCGCAGGTCGGCGGTTGGGGCAGCTCGACTACGTTCTGCTTCGGCGCCGGCACTGGCGCGGCCATCGGGGGGATTTCTCAGCCGGTCTACGCGTTGCAATTGACATCGACTGCCAATGCTGTCGCCGGCACCACGTCATCCGGCATCCCGACCCTCACGATCCTCCAAGCTGGACCGCGCTGATATCCATGGTATGGTGATATCCTCACCATGAGGATACCCCATGAATCAGCCGTCGTCCCCCAAACTCACCGAGCGCACCACCGACAAGCTCCTGTCGGGAGCCGCTTACGTCAATCCGATGTCGTTTTCTCCCTCGCCGCATGTTGCCGGCGGTCTTGCGGCCGCCATTCATGCCAATCGCGATCCGCTGCGGCCTGAGAAAGTGGCCATTTTGGGCACAGCACCATCTTCAAGGTTGCTGGCCCCATTCGGTGATCCGACCTATACGATCTGGGGCTCCTCACCGGGCAATATGGGTGATCCGGGCTCGAACCCGGCAGCGCTGCCGCGGCTGCCCGATGCGTGGTTCGAAATCCATACCAATCTCCTTTGGCCGGAGTACATCAGCTACGGCGGGCCTTACGTGAAGTGGCTCAACGAGAAAGAGTTCCCGCTGATGGCGATCGACAAGGTGTTGTTCCCGCGGGCGAACATGTTTCCATGGCGCGAGCTGGTGAAGGAGTTCGGACCCTATTTCTTCACCTCGACGTTTGCCTGGATGGCGGCCTTTGCGATCCACCAGGGCGTCAAGGAGATCGGTTTCTTCGGCGTCGACATGTCATCGAAGGACGAATATATCCTCCAGCGTCCCGGCGGCCATTACTTCATCACGATGGCCAAGCAGCGCGGCATCAAGATCAACATCCCCTACGAGAGCGATCTGGTGCAGCCGCCGCCTCTCTACGGTATTTTCTCCTCCGGTCCGATGGGCCGCAAGCTCGCGGCGCGCCGCGCCGAGGTGCAGGGCCGCATCCAGCAGGCGCAGATGCAGATTCAGCAGCTCCAAGGGCAGAACACCTACCTCAACGGTGCGCTGGAAGACATCGACTACTGGGAGAATATCTGGGGCGGCTCCGGGACTCCGATGGAGGGGTAGCTCATGCAGCGTGACACCTTCGTCGAGGGGGAGGGCCAAGCATGGCTCTCCCGCAACCTCCACGATCTCGGCAAGCGTGATCCGGTTATGGAGGCGATGGAGCGATGGAATCTCGCCCCGCAGTCCATTCTCGAAATCGGTTGTTCTAACGGTTGGCGGGTCGAGCGCCTGATCGAACGTTACAACTGCAAGGTCAAGGGGATCGATCCAGTGGTCCCCAGGATGCCTCACCCGACCACATTCACCAATCTACACCACGGCCACGCGGCGGCGCTGTTTCATTACGGCAACGCAGAATTCGATACTGTCATCTATGGGTTCTGCCTCTACCTCTGCGACCCGCAGGACTATCCGTCGATCGTCAAGGAGTGTGATCGCGTGCTCGCCGACGGCGGTGATATCATCATCCATGATTTTGTGGTGACGAATATCGGAGACCCTTGGCGGACCCCTTATAAGCACAAGGACGGAGTCTTTTCGCATCATGTCCAGTTCCAACGCTTGTGGACGGGGTTTCCGCAATATACACAGGTGGCGTGGTCGACGCCCGATAAGGAATTTGGTGATTACGTTGTTCTTCTCCACAAAGACCTGAACGGCGCCTTCATCGACAAACCCAACCCATAGGAGATATCCATGAGCTTTGCACAGTTGCTCCAGTTTCTTCTCATGATTGCGCCGCAGCTCGAACAGGCGATCGAGACTGTGGCTCGCGCCAAGGGTCTGCCGGTGACCCACCCTGACGTCGCCGCTGTCGTCGCCCAGCATCTCACGCCTGGACAACCTAACGAGCCGTCGCTTTCGTAAGGCGACCATGCCGGTCAATTATTCCCAGGCCACCATCAACGCACGCCTCAACGACGTCATTGCGCAGATTGGCGGCACTGGGAATCTTGTTTTTTCTGATGCCGGTGGCGCCGTCCTGGTGTCGATTCCGCTGGCCTCTGGTGTTGGCATCGTGTCTTCAGGCGTGCTAGACTTTACGACGCCAGTGACAGGAATAGCCGTTCTTGGCGGCGTTCCCACGCAAGCAAAAATTACCTCCGGATCAAGCACTGTCATCAGCGGCTTGACGGTGAGTTCTGGGGCCGGGTCGGACATCTTTCTGGCCCCCTTGCCGATCATAGTCGGGCAGGCGGTGACATTGAGCCTGGGGACCATCGTCGGTAGGTAGGCGAAGCCTAGGAGGCTGTCGTGGGTCTTTACTCGATTTCCAACGGGTCATCGTCGGCCCTGCCTATCCAGCAAGCTATCGCAGCGGCCTACAAGACTCAGTTCGCGGTTGGAAACTCTACCGCGGCAATTCCGACGATCGGTGCCGGCTCACTGGTACGCAGCAAGATTTACGATCTGCTCATTGGAACTGTCGCTACGCCTGGAGACACCACAATCGAAAATGATATCGTCCGGGCGACGCTCGGCAGCACCCCGGCCGGGACGACTTCGATATCGAGTCTTTCGTCCACCTTCATGCTCGAACCCGGGCAATTGGGGTTCGTAGCTTATGCCTCCCTGAATTCGACTGCAGAGGTTGGCATAGGCGCCCTACTTGGCGAGCCGTTTTATTTTCCGCTCAATCAGCGTGCCAGCTATCGATGGGTCTGTAATCCAGGATCGGAAATCGTCATCGCGGCAGTGTCGTCGGGAACCGGCAACAATGGGGTGGCGATGCGGTCACGATCCGCGGCATACACCGGCACCATGGGCATTACCGGCTTTGTCAACGAAGGTTCGTGATGCGTCATGAGAAACCCTCACGGATACGCAACAGTCGTCAGCGACGGAAAGTGGTTTGCTAACGGTATCGATCACTGGAGATGCGAGGAGATTCCGAGCGGAACTTGGGAATCCGATACGGTTACCTGCGGACACTTCGTGGACTCTCCGGAGTACACAGGACCGTGCAGCCGCATCATCCATATCAAACCCAAGATGGACCCGGCCGACATGGGCGGTTTGTGCAAGCAGTGCATGAAATGGATTTGTCCGAGCTGCGTAGGTCGGGGTTGCACGCCGCTGGAGAAGGGGATCGAGGCGTGGGAAAGGAGACAGGCGGCTCTGAGATCGTATGTTGCCGCCGGGTCATGATCTCTGAAGCGCTCATGAAATGGCCGCCGCGACCAAACTTCTTGCAAAATCCGAGGTTGGAGTCGCAGTTCTAAATTACGACGATGCGACACTGTTGGCCTCCGGTGTGACTATCGCTAATATCGGGGCAACTTCAGCGATCACATTTTGGATCGTCGTCTCTGGCATCACTTCGTTTCGCACCGTGATTCCAGGTCAGACCGCCGTTCTCACCTTTGCATTGCCGTTGGTTGTTACCATTAACGGTCTTGGGCTGGTGGTGGCGGGAGTAACTGCTTACGGAATTGGAGTTGGAGTCGATACAGCCGCATTGGGTGGCTGATGGGTTTCGTCCAAGGTACTTCAGCCAATAACAATGCGAGCGGCGGTGCGCTGACCGCCACCTTCGGCGCTGGCGTAGGGGCCGGTAATTGCGTCTGGGGCTTGGCAACTTGGGGAGACGCAACTTCAACGCCGACTATCACGGTCGGCGGCGTCTCGGCAACAATTCTCGATACCATCAGAGACGTTGGCAACGCCAGCAGCGCCTCGACCTTCATTTTAGGTAATATCTCCGGCGCGCCTACGTCAGTTGTCTTTACGCCGAGCGCGTCGGCCACCTTCAGGACCGTGGTCGCGATCGAGGAAAGCGGCTGTCTCGCAGTCGCTAATCCGACCGATGTTCACACCGGGCAGCTTCAGACTACTCCGGGCACTGGCGCAAATATTCTCACTTCCGGCAACGCTACCACGACAGTCGCGAATGACATCATCGTCGGTGCGAGCACAAATGAGACAAGCGGCACCACTGTCACCGCAGGCACCTCCCCGAACGCCTTCACGTTGCGAACGACGAACGCTGCGGGTATCCCAGTCTCCACTGAAGATGAAGTTATAAAAGCCGTTGCTGGCGCCGTCGCCGCAACGTTTGGCCAGACGGTAAATAACACCAACATCACCTTGATGATTGCGATCAAACCGTCTAGCGGAACGGTCGTTGTCAGCAATTGGTTTGCGCCTCTCAGTGAGCCACCGCGGTCCAATCCGCGACTTCTGCCGTCACAGCAGCAGGCGATCGCGTTCCCTGTCAATTTCTCGATTCCGAGTCACGGTTGGTTTGCGCCGTTGAGCGAGCCGATCCGCCGCCAACCTCCGCGTCCGCCGACGCAGGACATATTCTTTCCTGTCAATTTCTCGATACCGAGCTTTGGTTGGTTTGAGCCTCTCAGCGAGCCCACCCGTCGGCCATTGCCTCGCCCGCCTCCTGTCGATGAGGGATTCGTCACTGTCATTACGCCAGCCGCGCCGTCTTTTGGCTGGTTTGCACCGCTGGCGGAACCTGCACGTCTACCGCCCAGGTCTCCCATCGGGGCTAGACCCGATCTGGCGTTCCCGGTCAATTTCTCGATTCCGTCGTTCGGATGGTACGGCCCGCTATCTGAGCCGACACGCAGACCGCGATCGCCGGTCGGCTGGATGCCCGATCTGGCGTTTTCGGTTAATTTCTTCGTTCCGAGCTTTGGCTGGTTTGCCCCCTTGAGCGAGCCGCCACGGCCGCCGCCACGGCTCACAGAGCGTCAGTGGCTGGCCCTGCCGCCTTTCCCCATCATTCCGTCGTTCGGATGGTACGGCCCCCTCAGCGAGCCCGTGAGGCCGCCTCCAAAGCTATTGGCGAGCCAACAGCAGACGCTGGCCTATGGGTGGTTCACGCCGCCCACCACGGTCACCTTCGGGTGGTTTGTGCCATTGACGGAGCCTGTCAGGGCGCCGCGGAAGTTGCCGTCCGGGGCTCAACCCAATCTCGCGTATCCGGTAAACTTTACGGTGCCGAGTCATGGTTGGTTCTCTCCTTTGAGCGAGCCCGCCCGCAGGCTGCCCAGGTTGCGGCTGGTCTGATTCCCTTCGCTCAAGGCTATCCGCCGCAGCCGCCGGTTGTCGTCGTGTCCTTCGCTACCTTGTCGGCCACCGAGAGCGGCGACCTTATGCAGATGCTTTTTAGGGCGTACAATCAGCCGGCTACAGCTTTGTTAGGCGTTTCGCAAAGGAGCAGCAGCTAGGTCGTGCCCTACATCGTCAGGCAAGGGAATCAGGTCGAGTTCGTCATCAGGCTGCTTGACGCGGCGGGCCGCTCCACGACGCCGCCGTCGCTGCAATTACTCCTACAATTTACCGACGAGAGCGGGCAGTCGGCCGGGTTCCAGGTTCTGTCCATGTCGCTGCAAGGGTTTGTTTGGACGGTGGTGTGGAACTCTGGCACGGCCCCGCTTGGCTTGGCGACTCTGCTCATCTTGCCGCCGTCCGGATCGCTGGCGCCGCCCGATCCGGTCATGAGGATATGCAAAGGGCTCTGAAAAAATGGTGTTCCAGCCAGCCATCGCAACGTCAGGGACCTACCAGTTCTTTCCCTCGACGGCAGAGATCGTGAACATCGCATTTGCGCGCTGTCAGGTCCGCCGGACAAATTTGACCGATACCCACTACGCCGACGCGCTCATGGAGATCAACGCGCTCCAGGCGGTAATCAATAGCCTTGGACCCAACCTTGCCCAGGTCGATCAGGTCTCCGTTGCGCTGACTCAAGGAGTGGCAACATACTCAGTACCGGCGGAAACTGTTACCATTCTTGACATGTTTTTACGGTATTCTAATCCTCCAATCGACCGCTATATGTGGCCGATCAGCCGGACCGAATTTGACAGCATTCCCAATAAGTCACAGCAAGGTTTCCCGAATCAGTATTGGTTCGACCGGCTCATATCTCCCACCTTTACGTTGTATTTTGTTCCTGATGGCAACGGTCCGTATACCATATTCTATCACCGCTTCAGGCAAGTGCAGGACGCTTTGTACGCCGGTGCTCTATCACCGGAAGTCCCCAATCGTGCGATCGATGTTTTGATCGCCGGGCTCGCGCACCGGCTCTCGCGCATCTACGCGCCTGCGCTCGAAGCCAAGCGCAAGGCCGACGCCGATGAGGCGTTCGCGATCTACGCCAAGCAGGACACCGAGAACGTCAGCCTGTACATTCAGCCGGCGGTGAGCGGGTATTGGAGAATCTGACGGAGTCGGTCGATGAGACCACATGGCCGCGCCAGAATCAGCCGGGCTAACCCGGAAGCGCAGGGCGTCTGCGACCGCTGCGGTGGGCGCTACACCCACAAGACGCTGCTGTGGCAATTCGACTGGGCCGGCGCGCGGCTGCAAAACCAGTACATCCTTGTCTGCGCCGGCTGTCTCGACGTCCCTCAGGAGAACATCCGCACCATCGTTCTGCCGCCCGACCCGCGGCCGATCGCCAACCCGCGGCCGGAACAATTTGTCAGCGATGATAACCAGATCAGCGGCATTGGGTGGGACCCGGCCAATCTGTTCAGTTTACGGGGGCCGACGGCACAAAGTGCCTTTTTTGGCAACCTGACCGGCGGCGGCGGTGTCGATAGTGTATTTGTCGGCGCTCCCGGGGCGCGCGGTACCGATGGCACATTAACTGGATCGCCCGCCAAGATGGCTGTCCAGGCCGCGCACCTGACGCCGTCGAGTTCGGTCAACTTCGTTGGCATCAATTGGTCAGCCGCAGCCGGGGCGCCGGTGCAAATTGCCGGGCCGTCGAGTGTGGGGCCGCGGACACAAAGCTACAGCATCTCCAGAGCCCACATATGCGCGCCCGTCGATGCAGCCTTCCTTGGCACCAATCTATCGACAACGGTTCAAATTCAGGGATCGAATGACCTTGTCGCCTGGACGACGCTGTTCAGCGCGGTCACCTCCGGTTCCAGAGGTGAGGTGATTGCCGCACCGTCGTCGTCGTTCATCTCGTTGGGGTTCTTTTCATTCCATCGGGTGGTCGTGATGGGAGATGGCGTCAACCAAGCCGCGCTGGCTTTTGCATCGCTCAGCGCTGCCGGGCCGTCGTTGGCACAGACCGGATCGGAGTTAGGGGCTTAAGATGCCTACCAACTTCCCCACTTTCCAGTCACAGTTCTTTAACGCCGTCGCCGCGGTGTCGAGCGACGTGCCGTGGGGGATCGAGTTCCCGCTGGTGATCGATCGCGCTGAGCAGCGCGCCTATCGCGATCTCGACATGCTGGCGGCGCGTTCGACGATCATCCCAATCGCCTCACTTTCCTTGCAGCGCTTGCAAACGATCCCACCGCCAGTCTTCATTGCGGTCGAACAGATCAACGTTCTCACCCCGGCTGGCGTTACATCGAGCGGCTATCGCAACGCTTTGACCAGGGTTGCTCCGGCCTTCATCGAGCTGACCTATCCGTCGGACAGCCAGTTTGCGGGCCTGCCGCAATACTATGCGATGATATCCGATACCACCCTCTTGATGGGGCCGCCGCCGGACCTTGTCTACAACTGGGAAATCCGCGGGCCGGTGCGGCCAACGGCCCTTTCTTCTGGAAATTCCTCGACGCCGCTCACCCAGAACTATCCAGACTTGTTCTGGGCTTCGGCGATGATCGAAGCCGGCATGTACATGCGCTTCGTCGAGCCGCAGATGGCGGTGACGTGGCTCCAGGAATACAACGTTCTCAAGACTTCGGCGCTGATTGAGGAGATGCGCAAGCGCAACATGGCCGAAGGCTGGGTCGACAAGCAGCCGTCGCCCGTCGCCACACCGCCTCGGCAGTGAGGTGATGCGTGCCTGCTTTCCAAGACATCGAATTGGTGCCGGGCGTCAATACCCAGAAGACGCTTGAGCTGAATCAGGCCGGTGTCTCAGTCTCTCAGCTCATCCGCTACAAGCAAAATCTCATTCAAAAGCAGGGTGGCTGGTCGAATTTCTACCCAACCCCGGTTTCATCAACCCCGATACGCGATCTTCACGCCTTCCAGGGGCTCTTGGGCAACAAATTCCTTGCCGTCGGTTCGCTGACGAATCTCGTCATCATTTCGTGTGGTGCGTTGCGGGATATCACGCCGCAGACCAACGATACCAATCCGATACCGAGCTTTTCGGTTGTGGCCGGCTCGAACGTCGTTACGGTGAGAGACCCGGGATCGAGCGCCGGCCAGTTCGCCGGTGTCCGCTTCGATACGCCAGTGCAGCTCGCCGGTCAGGTGCTTTCAAGCGCCTACAGCGTGCTCACCGCCGTCGACGCCAACAGCTACACGATCGCAGCAGATTTCATATCGAGCGCGACGGTATCGTCTGGCGGCACCTTGCCGACATTCCAGACCACCGCCGGTTCACCGTTTGTCGATGTGATCTTTCCGAGCGCGGCTTACTTCCCCATCCTCGGCTTGTTCTATCCGTTCCGGTCCCCGACGACGATCGGCGTCACGTCCAGCCTTGGCACGGCGACGGTCATCCAGGGGCCGTACCAAGTCTCCTCCATCATCGACTCCACGCATTTTCAGATTTTGCTGCCGAATCAGGCCCAGCTTAGCGCCGGTCCAACGTCGATGAACGGCGGTTTCGCGGGGCTCCACTATTACAACACACAGGGGCCAGCACAGCTCGGGGGTGCCTATGGGGCCGGACCTTATGGCGGGACGTCGTCAGGAACCTTGGCCGGTGGCGCTTATGGGCTCGGCACGCCGGCCGGTTCCGGGATGGGCACGCCGATCGTGGTCCTGGAC